TCTGCACCAAACAGGTTCCTGCGGGCGCGTAAGCGTCTGCGGGGGCTTGTTTCCCTTTTGGGTCAATCGAATAAGCCTTTTATTATCAACTGCAGAGATGCACAATATTCACTTAAAACCAAACAACAATGAAGCTAAAGTTTAAGAAGGATTATTGCGTAGTCGAGACTCAGGTAGTCTTGACTGCCGCAGACAAAGTTCAAGTTGCACAACTTCTCACCGCATTGGACAAGTGCCCACAAGATGATAGGGAATGTACCTATACGATTGTGCCAGAGGATTTGATGCAGGACGTAAAGACGTTGCTGAAGAATCTTGCTGGTCGCACACGAAGCAGTGTAGAGTCGAGTGTATTCGTCCTGCATAAGGAAGCGATGACAGACGAAGAACTTGCAGAACTTGCAGAGGCTGAGGAACGCGCAAAGACAAAGGAAGACGACGACATGCAGGCTCCCGAGCCTCGCGCAATTCCGATGTGTTAAGACGAGGGGTCGACCAAGTCGGTCGACCCTTCCTCTTCTCCTCGTGGGTCAATCGAATAAGCCCTTTATTATCAATTGCGTAACAACGCATAAATATATTGTTCCACTTAAATAATGCATTATTATGAAATTTAACGTCAAGAATGTGTTTGTTCTGACTGTCCCAGCGGGCAAGCAGAACGCAGGAAGCAAGTATGTCAAGTTGTCACTCGTTGACGCCAACAATCGCCGAAATAAAGGCGAGCACGTTGAGTTCGACGAAGACATCGTAGCAGACTACGTCGATTACTATGCAGACGCTGTACCAGACGGTGTAGACCAGTTTGGCGCACCGAAGTTTAAACCGAGTCAGTTGAAGGATGCGACGAAGCCGTGTCCCGAAGACCTGTTGGTCATCAACGACGCCAACTTCGAGTTCTATCCGTTTGGCAAGACTATGGTCGCAGTCGATGACAATGACCAACCACGTCGCACGGATAGCGGTCGCCTTATCACTGCCGAAGGCTGTTGGGTCTTTGCTGAGATGTATTACAACGACATGAAGAAGTCGTTCGAGTACATCAGAAAGCGCGACCCGATTACGCGTGGCTCGCAGATTATGGCCAGGTACTACAAGCCGTTAGACCAAGTGCAAGTCGCAGGCGCTGCAAACGGTGTCGTACTGCCGCAAGGCGCAGAGCAGGAAATTCCCGCTCCAACAGGCGTTCCAGGTGCTGCTCCAGGTGCTGTACCAGCGGTATAGTGACATACTTGTTCGGGGGAATTCAAGGGCCATGTGCCCTCCCCCGTTTTTTGTTTAAGCGGAACAACGACGTCTATTAATAGATGGCGTTAGTGACGAATTTACCGTTCGTCATAATATATATACAAACATGAAAATATATCCGAATTTTACAATTGAGAGAATATCAAGTTGGATACACATAGATGCGAAGTTCACAGAAAATAATGTCTGTGATACATTAGTTAGCCGTGTGAAACCGTGATAAAGAATTTTGAAAAGGTATCGTTTAACGCCAACGTAGAATTCGGATAAAAATTCACCATTAAGGGTGCTGCCTCAAAATGTAGCAGGATACGTGTCATCCCGTAACAGACAGTCTGTTTAATTACGGCCTAGTCGTTGACAATAAAGACGCGAACCTAACCGATCTTGGATAAGATTGTGGTGAATCAAGTGTCTGATAGAGACTATGAAGGAGAAGTTATGCTTGTAACCGAGATAAAAAGGTTCAAAGTCCTGAATTGGGTGACTCTAACTCATCCCTTCAAAATCGGTGCGTGCCTACTTCCGTGCCAGTAGTATATCAGACATGAATTAAAAGATTCTGTACAAGACAAAAGTCTTTATGGAATCTGGAGTCAATTAAACTGACACAAATTGTCTCCCGTATCGGTCGTCTCCTAAGCCATTAGGTGTGTCAGGACGATTTGACGTATTTTTAAGGGGGTGTGGACACGTTCTGTAGCCAGAGTAGCAATCTAAGCGCTAAGTGTTGTGAAACAAGCGCTAAGCATTGTGAAAGACTATGAATGTGTACCATACCCCCATTTATTATGACAATACTATCCACAACTATATAAAGGGTTGAAATTCCCAGGCGACAGCTCATGTGTACCTAATGCACCAACTTATTTAGTCACATTGTCGCCTAAAATTCTTTACATTCATAAACATGGTTAATAGGCACGTGCTGGTTCGTGAGAATAGGCACGTTTTAAATTCACCAACAGTGTAACACATTACACATTAAACACTACTCCATAAGTGAATCTTGCACGTCGGTCTGTGAAGATAGGCGTGTTTTTAGTGTAGTCAGTAATAATTATTAACAATCATATGAAAAGAATTATTTACTTTACTGTTGTAGCAGCAATAGACGCTATAGCAGTAGCCTGTGTAACCCCTACACGGGTAGGCATAATGATAGCTGGATTGGTGACAGTAACCGCGCTTCTCTTTGAAGGAGAGTGGTCTTAGCTATCTCAGGACAAGTCTTTGCGATTAAATCAGGTGTTCCTACTTTTATCCTCAATTCAAAAAGAACTTTGTTTAATCTAAACAACGAATCGTGTTCCTTGTCCTTTTCCATGAAATCGAGAGTTTTAGGAAAATAGGCCGGTCTTACTGACTACACGGGGGAGCATTACGTCTCCCCACGTTTTCCATTTCTTTGAAACCAAAACCATAATCAATATGAAGTACATTGTTTTCTATCTGATCGCTGCTGTATATTTAATAGCAGCGGGTGGGACTCTGTTAGCAAAGCTAAATAGAGCCCAAGCTGTGGCTGCGCGACAAACACAAATTAACGCAGCATATTCTAATCTTCTGCATAAAATTTGGATAGACAATCCGAACTATGTAGATGATGTTATCTCTGAGAGCGATGAATTCGCAGTATTGGACAGTCTCCATAATGGGGATTGGGAAGATACGTTTGAGTTCTGGTCTGAGTCTGATAGTATTAACTACCTCAACAACCAAGAGTAATGGGAAAAGAATTAAATGGCTTTGAACAGTTTCTCGAGTTAGCCAAAGACGAACATGAGAGACAAAACAAGGAAAAGAATAATCTGGAAAAACGATTATCCACAATCGAAGAAAACCTTGGAAAATTAAAAGACGTGGTGGAAAAAATAACACGCCCTTCTTTTGTTGCACAAACTATTCCAATTGAGACAGGGCCTAAAAAAGAAAGAGAGTTTCCGAAAACGTTTCAAGAAGTGTTAGACATCTTGAGAACTGCTAGTGAAGACCGTCATGCTGGTCTTTTATACACTTTATGGAATCGGATCAGCTCTTTCAACATCAACCAAGAGGTGTTTAGTGATATCAAACAAGAACTGGCTGTCATAAAATGTATGTTGATAACGAAAGCCATTAATATGGTCGACGATTCAGACTACCTCGGTGTTTATTACTTATTCTTCTTTCTCGGTCATGGCGGTATTCGCAATCTTAGCATCTATGATCCTGACTCATTGTTTGTACCTAATGTTCTTACTTTCAAGAGTAAAACAGGTGCAGATCACGCTTTAAAATACTTCAAAAACGAATGGAAAGAAATGTTTACAGACTCAAAGTAATACCGTTTGACTTAGCCAAACGACTAAAAGCAATCGGTTTTAACCAAAAAACAGTTATATTGTATTATATAAACAATGAAGCTGTTGCGGCACCTCATGTGGATGAAGTTATTGCGTGGTTACGTGATAACTTTAATATCCATGTGTACAATCGTGTGCCTCCATTTGTGAATCCATTGACGGGTGACATTGAATATCTCTACGGAGTAAAACGATGTTACCCGTTATTTGGATGGAATCAACGAGAAACTATTTATAATCAATATAAAGGTTTCTCAGACCCTTTTCTAGCAAAAATAGATGCAATAGACAATGCTCTCACATATCTTGAACAAAAATGAAATACAAAAAAGAAAACTGTCAACGAACTATAGTCGCCAAAATAGAATATGGTGGCATGACAATCTCTCTGCTTAAACACCACGCCTTTGATTGGGCTATCGCGAAAGCAGAAAATGGGATAATAACAATCCACATGATGCCCCGTGCAAAAGCGAGGGCAGAGTTCAAAAAGTTGAAGAAAGCATACTCTTTGACTTAATCTTCCCTGGAACCTTGGTGGTTAAACCCACCTTGGTTCCATTCTGGTAGAAATCAGCTATAGCGGAAACCTCAAGCCCGCAAGTTGTTAGCATCAGCTACATGATGTCGTGCCACACTTATTGTAGAAGGGTGTAGGTTTACAACGAATGATGAGAGGGCCAGGACATATGTATACCCGTCCAAATTTAGTGTAGTGGGTCAAACTACACTAAACTTTTCCAGGAACGCCTGCAGGTACCATGGACCGCAGAAACTCGTCCTGAGCCCACGATCGAGCAGATATCTGTCGTATGCCGCAAGTGCAATCGTGGGTGCAATTAGTACAGGGAGGCACGATTTGGTTTTAAGTGAATGATTAGTGTCGTAGTTCAGCTTCCCTGTACACCGTACTCTTAGCTCAGCTGGTAGAGCACAACACTTTTAATGTTGGGGTCTTGGGTTCGAGTCCCAAAGGGTACACAATTAAATCTACTTTGGAGAAATTTTTTGTAGCTCATTATTATCGTGAAGATGCGGTTCGTGAGAATAGCATCTTCCTTCTTAAAGTATAAGTGAGAAGTAAAATAAGTCTTATGCAAACAAAACATTATCAAAATGGCAAAGAAAAGATTAAAACCTGGACAATTGTGTACGATAAACAAACACATTTACCAAGTGAGGAAAGTCCCAAAAGGGTTTTTGAGTTGTGGATACTGTAGTATAACGGATGACGAACGAGATCCTCGTCTTTTTAACGAAAGGTGCACTTGTTGTATTACATGCACATCTAGCAGAACTTATTTAAAACGTATCAGATGAAACAGAAGATTCACAACCAAGCTCACCATGTTGGTCATGCAAATAAAGACCTGAGGAAGGTAGTATTTAAGCATGATGGATGCTCAATGGTCCTTTTTAAGGACCTACCCTACTGGAAAGCGTCTACAAGAGTAGAGGCTCTGAAGCGATTATACCCAGATTGGAATGGTAAACTTATCATAATTAGGTAAAGATGGAAAAATGAAGTTTGTTAAAAAATTAAAACCAGGACAATTGTTTACGTTTGGTAGTATTGTTTATCAAGTACGTAAACATAATAGATTTTCTCCGTGCTATATATGTGACTTATGTCAAGGAAATAATCTTGAGTGTATTGACACATATAGTAAGGGTAAAGGAAGTCTAAATGAGTTCTGTATAAATAATACAGGCGAAGATTGTTATCTAAAACGTGTAAAATAAATCAATTATGAAAAAGTTAATTCTTTTCTTAATGTGCACATTATTCTCATTGACAATCAGTGCACAGCGCAAATCAACAGCGCAAATTGACACAATGGCGTGCAACGTAAGTTGTATCACCAAGTTCGTATCAAAGACTAACGACAACGGGAAAGTTCATGTCTATGCCGTCTACAAAGATGACAAACATGACATAAATGAGCTCATCCCTGTTAGCAAGTCTGTTTTTGAATACATACAGTTGTGTCAAGAATACGGACTTACTCCATCACTCGGTATTCGTCTTCGCAACGGACAAATAAGCGGCTTAATTCGGTATAAGCAAAGATTCGTAAGAAAATGAAGACAGTACGAAGAGCTGTACGCGACCGAACGAGGAGAATGTCTCAAAAAGAATTAGAAATCAGACGATTTCATTCGGATTTGAGAAAACTCAAGCAAGCTTGTGTTGAACTTAATCTTTGGTTAAAAGATATAGGTGAAGCACAGGCAAAAAACATTTGTGTCATCTCAACATCTGATTATGAACTTGGATGTTTTCGAGAGTTGTGCGTAACCGACAACGAGAATTATTTTCTCAACATGGAGGAATATGAAAAACTTGTGGAAGTTTATCCAGAATACAAAAGTTATTAAAGTATTAACGCTGTTATGCTATTTTATATTTGTAATAGCTTTTGTATATTCTGCAGTTTTGGATTATACCTACAAAAGATACGGATGGTTCATTTTAGATGCATCATGTGCTGTAGTAAGTGCAATAATATTTAATGCTAAATGGAATGAGCTGTTCGATGATTAATTCCCTTTAAAGCAGAGAACTAATATTAAGTTAGTTTCTCTGCTTAGAACTGTAATGTGGCCATAGACGGTTCCAAGCCCGTTAAACACAGAGGACAGTGTATTATTTATTTATTAACTTTCTTAACATTATCAAAATGAAAAAGAAATTCAAGTTGTTCATGCTACTCCTATTCGGAGTGCTTGTTGCAGGAGTAATGTCCTGCGCTCGAAGGTCTACCCCAGACCTAGATGGAGCCAAAGACAGCACGGCAGTTGTTGAGGCTCAAAACCCAGTGTTTAATTCGATTGCGGAAGTAGTCATTTACAGAGACCTTCTGAATGACACTTTCTACGAAGACAGTGTGTTCCGACATATGGACGAGTATACACTGAAGACGATCGCACATATTCTAATCAAACGAGACGGCTCGGCATCCAAGAAGTCTATTGTTGAAGAGTTCCGACGACAATACACAAAGATTTATAAATATCTGGACGAACCATTGCCGTCCGATTCCACTCGTGACTCTGTCGCTTATTCATACAACAATTAAAGCTGTAAGTCATGAACGGAATACAACAAAGAGCGATCGTTATCTTCTATGAAGGTAATGCGCTGAACAAAGACATAGTTGCAGAGATTTCAAACGTTCTTAACAGCAACTGTAATGCAGGTGGATCCATAAACATTGCCGAATTAGACAGCAACGATTTAACAAATCTTGCAGTACGATTTGCCAGTGCAACGGAAACCAAAAAGAAACCTCTCAAAAACCAATACACCGGTTTGGATATGGCGATGATTTACATCATGACAAAATTTGATGTAGCCATAAGCAAAGGTGAGAAGGCTTTCCAGACCGCCCTTGTATCTGACGTATTATTTGGAAATGATCGAGAGTTGAAAAACGCTTTACAGATCATCAACAAATGTGAAGTGCTTGCTTTAACGAAAAGCGTCGTTGAAAGATACAACATTACAGAGAACGTGCTGGCTATCGTAGTAAGAGTTGCACAATCAGCTAGTTCAATGCTACATGAGTAGAACGTATCGTCATGCGCCATCTAAAAAGAACAAGAGTTCTAAAGATGGAACTAAGAAGCCTTCTTACAAAAGAAGCAAATATCGATTCACAGACGAATAACTTGTCAATAAATAATACAAGCCGTAATTGATTAGTTAAAGTCTTTTATAGTAATTAACAATTAAAAACATTATCAAAATGGCAAAGAAAGAAGAAACAAAGAAGCAGTCCCAAGTTGTTGAAGAGATGACCTCAGACAACGTCATGGAGAACATCAGAAACAAGAATCTGATGAAGCAGGAAAACGTTCAGAAAGCACTTGACAAGATCAAGGAGCAAGAGGACAAGCATCAGCAAGAGTTGATCCAGAACATGATCTGCTGTGCACAGTATCGGAACGCGAAGACTCTCATTCAGCTCAGGTCTCGCCGTCGTGAGGAGAAGATCACCAAGGAAACTCTCACGAAGACAACGGCATTGCTGAACGAGGTGTGTGAAGGCAAGATCACACCGATCGAGTACGACAAGAAGTGTCGTGAGATCCGCTCTGATGCTCGTAAGGCTACATCTGAGAGCAATCAGCAGGAGTCAACAGAGATCAAGGAGCTGCGCAACAGCTTTGTAGGCAATTATGCCTGGAGAGCAGATTACGAATGGGACTAAATCCCGACGCAGTCACACTATTCCCCCTTTCTCGTGCCTTCGTGCCAATGAAAAGATTTGTATGATATATGATTTTAGATAAATGGTTATGAGAGACAGGATTTTCATACTAAGGCGTATAGGGCATTAGACATCGAAAATAAGTCTGTACTACCGAGTTTTTGATATCATATGAAAAAGTGAATTAACACGATATCAAGTGCCTTTGTGCCACGATAGGAATATAGCTCTGAACACACGGAGTTAAAATTATGTGTCTTTCAGATCAATTTACCGTATGCGTACCATCGTGTCGGTGCTATTATACTTAACGTATAAACACTGTATGGTATATCAAGAAATGCTTATGCGACGCTCGAATGCCTTCGTGCTAGTAGTATCACCGCATAAAAGAGGCCTTTTAAAACTTTCGATCTGGGCGCTTTTAATACCGAAGTAGAACAGCTGACTACAGAAGTAGAGAAAGTCGCTTAAAACGAAAGGAAATGGCCTTAAATCGAATGTTTTGACCGATCATCATTACATTCACAACAAGAAATCTTAGCGTGTCCTAGAATAAGCTGTCGGACATGGGTCAATAGGGCCCACATTGGGTGAACTCAAGGAAGGCTAAAAACAAAAAAAGCTCAAAGCTAACATTGTTCATGCTAACCCTGAGCCAAGCATAGAGTACACTCTATGAAGGTGCAACGACTACTGGAGGAGTGCAGTCTCCTTAATTACCAGCTTGAGCGCCCAACATCTCGTTTTGAGATGAAGAGATAGTCTCATCTTCACAGAAATGTGAAGTGTAGGAAGAAATTAATTTAAGATATTGCTTAGTCTCTAAATCGGACATTGTAGACTTCATAAGGTTTATTGGAGTAGAAACAAACTGTACGTTTCCTACAACATATCCTTTTGAAGAATCTATTCTGTCTAACGATGCACGATACCATACATTCTTACATTTGGTATAAGTCGGCAATTCCAACTTGAGTCCAGTATAAGGACAAATGCCATTTTGTTGTTCCCAAATTTGTTTGAGATCTTCAAGAGTAAGATTAAATTCTTTAAAACGTTTTTTAGCGTTTCTAAGAGAATATCTAAAAGGTGTCCATTCATCCTTATGATTTTTACAATAATTCTTAATATTTTGTCGTACTTGTAATTGTGCTTCTGTAGGAGTATTTTTATATAAATTACATCTATATGTAGCAGAACAAGATCTACAACAAAAATTCTTTCTACCTAATTTAATATTCCGATTATATTCGGAAAGAGGTTTTTGAGCCTCTTTACCACAATTATCACAAATAAACGTCACTAGACGTCTGTTTTGCATATATTTCTTTTGTTCTTCCATACATATATAACGTGGAGGCGAAGGGATGTGGTTGCATTGAATTAGAAGATTTTGTCGAATCCCATCAGGTCCACAATAAAACTTCGAGGCGAGGCAGTGGCGACCGGTGTCGAAACAAAAGACAGAACCGTACCTAAATAATGAGGGTTATAAACGATTACTGACCAAATAGAGAGAGTTTTCGAGAATAGTGTGTAGAAGTTTATAATATTGGGCCTGACCGGTTTAGACGGCAGTGAAAGGTAAGACATTAAGCGCTTTGATATATATATAATAACTGGCAATTTAAATATTGTTGACTATACGGGCCTCAAGGAGGCAGCGTAAAGTCGGTTGTAGCGGATGATTTGTCCGTGACCTACCTAAGTGGTTAAGCGGGACAAAATGGTACACCAATGGTGTAAGGGGTTCGATTCCTCGTCCCGCTACAATATAACTTTTGTCATAATCAAGACGCGTTGGCACATGCAGAACTAAATAATTTAATAACGCGTAACTTTTTAAAATTGAATTCTGTGGGCCATTGGGGTTCGACTCCTCAGACGCGTCCCAAAACGTGTAAGAACATGGGAGGTTACAAACAAATGTTGCGTGACAGAATGCCCTTTAATTTAAGTCTTGCGCTAAAATGGTGTAGAGCCAAAGATAGATGGATTGAACATGTCTATACTACAATTATCAAACGATATCCTCAAGAACAAAGGAGTCGAATGGTAAAAGTAGTGTTAGGTATAAAACAACCTATGACTCGATCGGAGATTTATCACCATATTCGTTATTCGGAATTGAAAGATGTAACAAAGGAACAAGTTAATAATATCCCAAAAAGTGCATTATACATGGATTTTAAGGATACTATCGGCTATTCCAATATCAAAGATGAAGAATTATACGATTATTGGAAAAAAGTTGAAGCTTGGGTCATATGGTTCAAAGAAATGTACAAGTATATAGAAAATGACTACCAAATAAAGAAATCACAAGGAATATGTGAACCAGTCATAAAAGCTATATTGAAAGAAAAATACCATCTTGATGAAAAATTAGCAATTTACTTAATTAATACATTCTAACATGTTTCCAGAACAAAGCGGAGCTTATATTGCTTCAAGAAATGAAGACCTTTATCTTGTAAAAGTAAAAGGTGTTTACCCGACGTTACAGTTGGGTAAAAGTGTATTTGATTTAGGAGCATTCCTTAGATCAAATAGGATCCAACAAGCGTCAACAGATACATTAGACAACATGGAACTGATGCATCAGAATTGGCGCTTTGTACCATTAATTGGAAAAAACAGTGTATTTTCCGATAATAATCTTGGGTTTATCCCGAATGCAGAGGACTTATATCTCTCTAATGAAGATTATTTCTCCATAAGAGGATTGTATTATAGGTTGATTCAACAAGGTGTTCCTTCAACCAAAATTGTCCGTGCACTTTCGTATGAATTCAAGATACCCACGGAAAAAATAATTCAATTAATCAATAAATTTGATAAACAATATGTTGATCTTTGATTGTTTTTTACCGAAACAAGAGTTGCCTGTATACAAACAGTATAGCTTTCTGAAAAGAAGATATGATCGTGGAGATACATTCATTATTCTCAATAATACAAGAGTATTTGAACCATTTCCAGAGCCAGAAGTGAGTTATGACATCTCAGAGTTACAAAAAAAGGTTATCTATGACAAAGACCTTTCGGCTTTGAACCGTTGGATAATGACAAGAATTGTAATTAATCTTGGTCATCTAGACTATAAAACCAGAGGGGTTTTGACTAGAATTGCAACGGGAATGCTCAATAAGATACCTGTAATATCGAAAGATGAGAAGAACTTACTTTGGACAAACATGATACATAACATACAAAAGGAAAGTGATGCGGTATTGTATTCGCAACTCCCTTTTTGAGGGGAAAACGTAATCGAGGGACCCGTATTCCCTCCCCCTCTCTATCAGCACCGTCTGCACAGGAGTGACACCTTAATAACCGGTAGTGTATATACACGTTAAACTTAATTTGTTTGATATGAAAAGCCCAAAAATAACAGAAAAAGAAATTGGGATTATCAAAGATGCCCAGGCTGGATCTATTCAAGCCTTTAATCATATATTTCATACGTATAAAGAATTTGTAGAAAAAGTTCTACATGCGTATATAAAGGATGCGGATGAGTCGAAAGACTTAGCCAATATAGTATTCTTAAAAGTATATGATAAACTCTCGACGTTTAAAGACTATTCATCATTTGGTGGATGGCTACGGATACTTGCAAAAAATACTGCCATAGATTATTTAAGAACGGTGAAAGCTGACAATGTGTTAACTGGCGATGAAGACTTAATGTCAGAGCAATTCATGCTCCCATCTAATCCAGAAGAAGACATAGTTGCAAATATGACTTTTGAATACATCGTAGAGCAAATCAACAATATGTCTCCCTCGTATAGAGACGTTTGTAAACTATTCTATATAAATAATCTTACGGTAGAACAGATCAGCAATGCGCTGAACATACCCGTAGGTACTGTGAAATCGCAGTTACACCGGGCAAGAAAATTATTTAAAAACTTTAAGTTATGACCAGTTTACTTTTTGCCATTGCTTTACTGGGCGTTTGTGTGCTTATCGGTAAGTACAACAAAAACGACAATTTAGCAATGATCCTGGCAATAGCATTGTTGGGTGGAATGGCAGGAGGAGCTATCGTCAAAAAGCTTCTTGCTGATGACGAGAAACAGGACAAACTTAAGCAGGTTAGTATCCCCACACAGGAGTCTCCAGCAGTTAGCATTGATCTCTTTGCAATGCTGGATGACACCGGTGCTGGTACATTATGTGCCACTAATCCTGTGGGTAAGGGAAAAGAGATCCCTGCACGTGACATTAAGTTATCCGCTCCGAGTAAGCGCATTGGGGAAATCCTTGCGCCACATTATTTCTCTATTCGGAATAGAGGAGGACCTTTTAAATTCTTCGACACGAGTTGACTACAACTCATAAACTATTATCATTAACTTAATTAATAACTTTTCTTAACATTTATCAAAAATGGCAAAGACAAAAAACAAGCCTGCAGCAAAAGAGAAGAAGGCTCCCAAAGCTCCCGCTGCAGCTCCTCAGGTAAAGAAGCCTGAAGAAAAGAAAGAGGAGTCTAAAGTAAAGAAAGAGGAGAAGACTGTGACTGTACAAGATGTTGCAACAAATCCTCGAGTACTGACCAACCGTAATCATTCAGGACTCAGCTTAGACGGCCAAGTTAAGTTGTTAGACCTTGCCCGTCGAACATTCGTTGAAGAGACTGATCCCGAGTTGCAGTTCCCGCAGCCTGTTCGTATTAAGATGAACAAGATTGTGGCTGTAGGCGTCATTGCATCTCTTGCAGAGCATTCATTCGATGGCACGAATGAGTTTGCCGCAATTCTTCAGTGTAACGCATATCCTGCCCTTGAAGCCGCAGCAGCAGAGATGGGTATCACATTGCCCAAAGTTGCCGCACTCCCTGCTCCCAAAGACGGAGAAGAAGGTGATGTTGAGCTTCGTTCAAGTGACCTGAAAATCTCGAAAGAGACTAAGGCTGCTCTGAAGAAGGAGAAGGAGATCCGCGAAGGTGAGGTTCCCGAACTTGATCCGAAGAAAGTCGACTCTGATGAAGAGGTGACAAAGGCTTTGGAGTATATGTTCGCGAAGAATCGCCAAAAGAGTCTGAGTGACGCCGTATATGAGGCATTGAGCTTCATCAAAGAATTTCGACTCAACCAGGCCTCCAAAGCAGAGAATGCTGAGGAAGCTAGAAAACGTTACGATACTTACACTTCCGGAGATTGGATGGATGATGTATTCAGCTTCTTTAAGCCGACCGTCTTCTATTCAGGCATCGGTAGAGGAATGTGCACTGTGGCCTTTACTGAAGGTCATCCTGTTCACGCCTTCATTATCCTCAGGGATGCTCTCAAGAGTAAGAAGGCTCCAGAAAATACACTTCCCGATTCTGAGGTGGCTTATTTAGCACGCTCCATTGTGAAGTGGGTTGCTAGCGACATGATTGATAGCAATCAGAAGGCTATCGACGCGTTAGATCCTAAGCAGAATGCTGAGGAGATTGAGCACTGCAAAGTTGCGATCAAGAATTACAACAATGCAATCGATTGCTTCGTGAATCCGTCGTTCGATCTTGCTGACAACTTCGAAGAGGATAACAGCGAGAGTACCGCTAAGGTAGCTGACTCTGTTATCAAGTCTTACTATGGCAGTAAGCTTAACATGAGTGAGTATAAGAACCTGAAGAGCAACGTTCAGCAGCGCATCGGTATCATCCTGAACTTGTTCAAGGATCCGAACTCGCAGTCTATCAGTTACAAAGAGTCAAACCTCTCTGAACTTGTAAAGTACACAGAGGAAGAGCTCAAGGCGCTGAAGAAAGAGGCTGTAAAGAAAGCGAAGGAAGAGTCGTCAAAAAAAGATTAAACCAGTTTAGAAGGGAGCATCCCATTCGTTCCACGAAGGGAAAGCTCAAAAACCTTAAAAATCGTATAACGGCTTGGGTTTCTAAGGTAACTACAGCTTTTGACAACTGGTTTTACGGTGAATAACGGTTCATTAAAAGTTATCAAAACGATGAAGAAATTTATGACAATTTTCTGTTGTGCTTGTCTTTCATTTATGGGATATCTCATAACGACACACAACACCGTAAGCGTTCAGCAGAATGCTATACACGCCGCAAACACCTCTAACTGGGGTCTTGATGGACTTAAACCTGCGTTATTGCAGGAAACCAAAAAAGATACTGTATATGTGACTGTTCACGATACGGTATTTGTAAATAACACAAAGTATGTGAGGATTCCCGTTCCTACGCATACGACGGATACTTTGTATATTCCAGTAAATTCTCCATTACAAGAAAACAAAGACTCTGTTAAACAACGAAACACGGTTGTTCAAGAGGATTTACCTCAAGAACAAGTAATTCTACTGACCGTTGACGGAAAAGTAGTTTACGACTCATCCGACGGGCTTAAGGAGCCATAAGGGCGGGTCTCATTAGCCCGTATGCATTTTTACTGGACAGGAGAATAAAAGGAGAGTTACGCTGCGTAACATAAACCTGAAGGTACTGTGGAAGACTAAAGAACGTGAAAAATTCTTTAGTATCGGGGAGAGCGTAGAATAAACCCTAGGGCCTTGAGAACCGTACTGGAGAAGGTCTGTAGACGCGTGTAGACACCAGCAGGAATAAGTTTACACAAACTATCCGTACCGGACAAGCTGTACTTATTGTATTACTCAATGGGGAGTGAAGTTGTGGTAAGAACAGTATTACGAGACACGAGCAGAACATATTGTATTTCCAATGTACAGTATGACACAACAAAGTCTTAGCCTAGTGTTCAACGTTTCCAAAGCGTTTAAGAAGGGGTGAAAATTGTATTTAGCAATTGTTGATGTATGGAATCTACCATATAGATGTACCGTAACTATGTCGCATATTGTAAGCTATTAGTCCTTGCCGTTCGATTCGGCACAACTCAGTTGAATGGGTGCCGGGGACGGGGTGTCATAGTGAAACTTGCTGATTATTGTAATAAATACGACCGCCAGGCCTTGGTCCTTCATGCGGTATATAAAAGTAGAACGACCTGATGTGGATGCAACACATAGCCCAAAAAGCTGCGCGAGACGAGACCGCGTTCTAAAGTCTGATCTAGTCAGTCAAAGCAAACCGTTAGACAGTTTGCTGAGTACTTACCGCAAAACGAAAATTTAGATGGTTACTTGACAACCAGAACAAAAAAATTGTCAATAGGTGGTCGATCCGAAGGTTACACACGCCAGTGTAAAAAGAAGTCGCTATCTTGTCTAGGTGGATAATAACAAAAGATTCTGCAGTAATTACTATATCATATAGTCCCTAAGGTTGGATCTATATACTATATGTGAACGATTGCTTATATGAGGTTAGGTGCTTTTGTGAAAATAAACTGACGACGAAACAAAAAAAAGAGAGTATTAACATGTTTAACAAAATTATGTGTCCCCCGATAGAGGAAATAAAAAGACTCCGTTTGTAATGTTTGTGAGTGCCTTGAGTCGGAAACATGAGCGTCTGGTAATATAGGGATAGAATAGATAAGTTTGGGTGTATAGCCGCAACTATACATGATCGGCTGAGTCTATAGAATCCTGTGCGCCAAAATTGATGGGCAGCTTATAATCAACACGACACGTGCTGTCAGTAAGACGCATAGGTCCTGGCACTGAGACCAGCTCTGCGCCACACTGTCTATGTGGTCAAATTCGCCTAATAGTGATATGTTAAAGCAGTAAGGGTTGTAAGTGGGTGACAAGATGAATAACGCACGAGTTGAAGGCTCGATATTATACGCTATACGAAGATGAGGCAAGCACTTGCCAATAGAAGAAATAAGCCGTAGGGTTATTGGAGTTATGGAGCTCTAGACCGTCCGATAATGAAACGTACTCCTTACGTAGACACACGCACGTCATAATAAAACAGGAAACAACTAGTAATAACTTCTTTGTGTTTGGAAAATACGCTGGAGGAAATTACGAAATTTTTGTGGGTTTGTGCAAAATTCGACCTTTGAGTCCTAGTTGCGCATTTAAGAGTTTGAAATAACATCGTTTTAAACATTCATCTTTGAATAAGGTGAACTTTCTGTGAGTAGATTTTGTCGACGAACGACAAACTGTCTTTCAAAGCTTTAAGAATGGGATTCTTGCTGTGATAGGCTTTGCTAGCCATACCGTTTGGCTCCATTCTTTACGCGATTGAGCTTCATTTAAAGGAATATAAAGCATAAGGATTAACAGTAGAAAGAAAAGCGGTCAGTAGGACTACTGACACAGTAACAGTAAAAAGTCGAAAACAATTTATAGGTTTAACGCACCGTCCTTAAAAGGTGCATAGTTATTAACAATATGTCGTTGGGGGAATCAACCCCGATGTCAAAAAGGACATATAAAAATGGAAACAGTACAGTTAAAAGTTAACGCTACAGTAGTAGCAAACAACCGAAAGGCACTGAACAACGTTGGTAAACAGTTCGGTGGTCAGTTCTTCCGTGGAAGTCAGGAGAACACGAATCCAAAGCACGACGAGGAAGTGATTGCTTCACAGAACAATCACGATCTCGATCTGGTACTCAACCGCTCACCGCGCCGCTTCAAGGTTACAGGTACGGATATCGTAGCTGTAGAGGTAGGAGAGGACGCAACGGGCGCATCCTTGGTCTACATCAACCGTGGTCGTAAGATTCAGGTCGGTGACAAGGAATTCTCGACGGAGGCTCGTATTCCGATCTCTCCGGATATGCGCATCGCTTCTGATGTTACCGATGAGGTACTTGCAGAGGCTCTGAAGGGCGACAAGTCTAAGATCTTCGCAGATCCTGACGCCCTTGTTGAGAAGTGTAACGCTCTCAATGAGTTGGAGATCGCTCGACTGGATCGTATGATAACTTCTCTCGAGAAGCAGCGTCAGATGATCCGCTCTACTATCAACACTAACATCGACAAGGCTCGCAAATACAAGAGCGAGCGTACTACTGTCGCTACAGTAGAAATTCACGAAAACAATTAGTGAACGATGAAGAAGCTGTTGTCCGATAATAGTCGGAAGCTTATCGATTTAATGCTTACTCAAGAGCCAAGAATAGCAGAAGCTGTTTTTATGGACATTGATAATCGTGAAGCCTATAAAATCCTCGATATTAACGAAGATGGTACGCTGGTTTTAGGTAAACGCAGCTACCGATGGTGGAATCGACTGTTCAATCTTGAGAAGACGATTAGCTTCAAAGACTTCGCTTTCAGTGTAATGAAAGCGCTTGTCGGCATGGCAAGTAAAGACCCGAATAAAAACGTAATTCTCAAAGGATTAAGCGAGGAGCTGATCTCTAAAGCAGTGATGCGTGAGGATTATGATTGGGTTGTAGATCGTCTGTTTGATACAGCACGATTCGGTGTTGAGAGTGGAAACTTAAATACCGTAGCCACGCCGGCTACAGATCGCGGTCGAGTAAATTCTAAGACTGTGAACATTAATCTTGAAAATAAGGGGTTTGTCCCTATTTACGATAGTGTAGGAAACGTGTTATTGCACTTGAGATTGAAAGTTGATGGTTATTCTTTTGATGCGTATTAAAATAGAGTTAACGAAGCTTATAGCTGTCTAGTTGTATTTGTATATTACATTTACAACATACTTTATGGCAATACTTTTGAGAAAGAACGCTGTCGATCGTAGGTTGAAAGTGTCGTTTGTTACGAAGTGTTAACTTAAGTTGTTTAGTTCCCATCTTCATATGAAGAAGATGAAATGCCTATGGCAAGTTCATCATAAGAGCTAAACGACTTAAGTTCCTTTATATCCTTGAGTAAGATATAGAGGGCTAGTAGGTTTACGAGATTCTCGAATTCATATAGTAATCAACATGTTTAATTAAATCAATATAAAATTATGAAGAAGACTAAGATGGATTCAAAAAATATTATTATTGCTCGTAAGAAACTGGATGAGACTATTACTAAGTATTGGCACATCATTAAGACTGAGAATGTAATGTCCAACAAGGCTGTTAAGGCAGGAGTTGGTTCAGGCTTTGATCTTAAGGAGTTGTACAATAAGATCACCCAGATGTCAATCACACGTATTAAGCTTAAGTTGATGCTTAACGCAATCAATAACGGCATTACTACGTTTGATTATGAAGAAGAGAAGAAGAAGCATTATTATACTATTTTCGCGGCTTGCGAAGAGAAGGAAAAGCTTGCACATTGGAAGGATATTATCAAGAAGACTATTGACCCGAAGGAGAAAGCTCGAAAGGGTATTAAGGGTACTGGTCGACGTGAGATTTTCTCATCAGCAAAGATTACGTCCTTGATTAATGGTCTGCAGCTCAATATTAACAATCTTGATGCTAAGATTGCTAAGTATAACGATGACACTAGTATTGAGTTTAAGTCAGATACTGACGCAGATATTGCAGAGCTTTTAGCTGCATAAATAACAACCAAGATACGCGGTGTTGGCGCATATGTAGGATCGATGCCTACAGTATCTACATATTTTCGTTTTAAGCGGTTTTATTACGTGACACGATAACTTAAAAGGAGCCCACCCTAAAAGCGGCTCAGATCGAAAGGAAATGCCCTTAAATCGAATCCTAGAGAGTGTTAACATGAAGTAGAACGAAAAAATATAATCAATATATGAAACCTATATCAAAATTACTGGACAAGCTTGCTGACAATAGACGTCGGTATGAAAATTTAAAGGTTTTCATAGGAACCAAAAGAGGCCAATCATTCGTTAATAATTTGTATAAAGACCATTTAAATAATCTTTATGTAAGATACCAAGTACCGAAGAATGCTCAAGTTAAAACCTTGAATCAGGTATTATATGTCTTATGTGAAATTGGTCTTGCAACAAAGCAATACAAATTTGGCGGAAAGTATACATATACTATAACAAAAAGTGTTCCAACAACAAAACCAACTAAAACTACACGTCTAAAGATTCAGTCACGACTCAATAAAAGGCAACTTTATGAGATCGAACGTCGTAGATTCAAGAGATTGGGTCTTGCTGCAAAGCTTCATGCTTATGAAGAGCATAAGATGAAACGATTCGAAACAAAATGGAAGCTTCCTACAGAAGAACAGATAAATCAGGACATATTTAGCGAAGAGTTAAGATGCCAGACAAACACGTCGAAGTACATACACAGAGAGTATGTAAGAAACTTCATATCTCGACTCTATAGCAATCTTTATACAGAGAAGGAGCGAAACAAATACTTCGGACTGTATAAGACTGAACGCTATTATAGATTGTTCGGATTGTATCAGAACACTTCAAGTAAGGAGCGTTACTACGAAAAAGAAATGGAGCCTAATACCGTAGGTTATCCGTTTATCTACAGAACTGCTGCTCCATTTCAGCGGTTGGTAGAGAGATTAAGGCGAGTTCCGGAATCCATAAAACGACATGGAGGAGACTTGCCATTAGAGCTCAGACTCTATGACAAATATGGAAAATTTATAGCATCTGTAGGATGCGAATAACATATGGACGCGTACTACCAGACCGGGCATTGCCGGGGTTAGGATGGTTCTTTATTGCGAGATAAAGAGTGGTTCGATTCCGCGGTACGTACTATAACCAAAGTATCTTAGTATCATGGTAATACATAATAAAAGAGTTGTTGTTTACGATATTGAGATATTTCCAAATGTTTTTCATTGTTGTTGTAAATGTTCGGAAACGAACGAGATGAAATTGTTCGAGATTTCAGAAAGAAAGAATCAGCTAAGAGACTTAGTTGATTTTTTCTTTTATAATAACGATGACAAACTCTTCTGTGGATATAATAATAAGCATTATGATGATGTGATAATTAACTATATAATAGATTATTATTACAAGTTAGACTCGCTTCCATACTACAAAATATGCAAGTCGTTGTTTAATTTATCAAATGCAATTGTGTCTGCAGAAGATGGGAATATCGAAAAGTTCAAACGCTGGAAATATTCAGCGTTTTTTGAGTCTATGGACTTACTAACTCTACAATTTAGTAGTAAACTAAGAGTGGGATTAAAAGAAATGCAAATAACAATGCATTATCCTAATGTGTTAGAATACGATGGTGATTTTAGTGACAACTTGTTATTACCTGATATTGATAACATGATTAGATATAACATCAATGATGTTGAATCTACCTTAGAGCTATTAAGTAGATTAAAGAAGGACATAGATTTAAGAACCTTTATCGAAAGCGAATACGGAATTAACGCATATTCTATGGATAGCGTTAAGTTTGGAGAAACGTTGCTTCAAAAGAAATACTGCGAAGCAACTGGTCTAAGCAAAAAACAATTGGAAGGAATGCGTTCTCCGATGGATTATATTCCATTAAAAGACGTAATTCTCCCGATAATAAAATACAAAAATCCGAAATTACAAGAAGTTCTTGAAGACATGAAAGGGCAAGTAGTGTATTCAAAAGAACGAAAAGGCTACGAGAAGCAGTTTGTGCTCTCGAATACATGCTATTCGGTTGGTGTTGGTGGAATACATTCTATCAATAAACCACGAATCTACATTCCTAAGGAAGGACAATTCATTGGACATGCCGATGTTGCATCTATGTACCCTAGTTTCATAGTGCAATACAAATGGATTCCTCGCCATTTAGGAGAAGAATTTTGGCAGGTTTACTTTACTTTGTATAAAGAAAGGATTGAAGCCAAACATAGCGGACAGAAGAATAAGAGCGATGCCCTAAAATTAACTCTTAACTCTGTCACAGGGAAGATGCAACAAGAGACAAGTTGGATGTATGATCCGCTTAACGTGTTTAAGATACGTATAAACGGACAACTAGTATTACTTATGCTAGTAGATCGTCTACTGGAATTGGGCTGTGAGATTGTGCAGGTCAATACAGATGGTGTTATGTATATAGCTGACAAAACTATCGAAGATAGAATTGGAGAAGCTATCAAAGAGGTAGAAAGCATTACACGACTGTCTTTTGAGCAGGATCGCTATGAGGCGTTTTATCAGTACGCTGTAAACGATTATTTCGGTGTCGTTGAAGGTTATTCACAGTCTCATGACCCCAAACTGATAGAGAAAAAAGGAATGTTTATTACAGAAAACCGACTTGGGAAAGGAATGGCACCAGTAGTCATTCCCAAGGCTGTGATAAACTATTTTCTCACAAAAGAAAATGTCTCTGATTACATTAAACGTCAGACAGACATAAAAGATTTTCTGATGACACAGAGAGTTGACAAAAAATTCAAAGTGGAATATGGTGAAGAACCTATTCAGAGAATCTCAAGGTACTATGCTAGTACCAACGGTCGATACTTGTATAAGACTAAAATAGATGATAACGGAATAAAACGTTCAGAAAACATGCTGACAAAGTCCGGAGTCACTATTCTTAATAAGTTAGACAACATCCCAATTGAAAATCGTAATATCAATTATCGCTACTACATTAGTGAAGCGAATAAAATTATTGAGAATTTACGATGTGTTCAGTTGGACCTATTCTAGTAACCAACTTGTATATCAACGTATTTAAGAGATGATTATAGAATTAAACACAGATCTCCTAAACATAGGAGAAAATTTATCTATAAATCAGTTAGTATTCCTCAGCATGATATTGGATAAGAATCAAAAACCAAATAATCAAGACGTCCGCAAATTAGTCAGCCTTATTAGCGACGATGAAATATCATGCTTACTTCAGAAAGGACTAATCACCTCGATCGAGAGAGGTGATTCTATTGTTTATGGAAGTGGTCAAAAACTTACAGACTTTCTTAATTCTAAGAGAGGATATTTTGATCAGTTTTATGAACAATATCCCGTTTACGTATTGCGCCCAGACGGTTCGAAAGGATATTTGAGAGCAAATGTAAATAAATGTAGACGTATGTTCGATACAATCTGTGGACAAAGTTCAGCTATGGCAGAACACCTCATCAATTGTTTAGATTATGAGGTAAAAAAGAAGATGTCTATGGGTAAACTCGGATATATGAAAACTATGTGGAGATGGTTAGTTGACCATCAATGGGAAGAAGTTGAAGAAGAGTTAAAAGATACTGACAAAACAGTAAATGCTTATGGAACAGACATTATCTAACATTAGACCGATGTCTGTTGTAGCTCAAGAAGCTATTAACTACATTTCTGGTCGAAGAGATCATAGTATGGTCTCATTAAAAACACGATGGAATAAGTTAAATAAGCAATGTATGGGAGGTATTGAGCCGAATACCATATATACTTTTGCTGGAATAAGTGGTTCAGGGAAAAGCTCTCTCTGTAATACACTAACTACTGATATTATAGATCTTAATCCTGAAGAAGATGTAATAGTTCTAAATTTCTCATTAGAGATGGTTGGATTTAGGCAAGTTGGAAGAACGCTTTCGAGTAAGCTACGTAAAACGACTTCCACCTTGTATAGTTCGGAAACGGACCTCGATGACGAAACCTTCAGAAAAGTTATCGCTGTATCTAATCAGCTAAAGGAATACCCCATTTACTTTGTAGATGACCCGGGTACTCCTATGCAGGTAGAGCAAACCATCAGGACTTTCTATGATAAGTATGTGAAAGGCACTAATAAGCATTTCATAATTACTTACGATCATACGCTATTGACAAAACAAGTTGGTTCTGTAATAGAAACAACAAGTGAGCTTGAAAAAGTTTTCATAAGAGTCAAAAAGCTGCCATTAACGTCAGTGATTCAGATAGCGCAAATGAATCGGGAAATAGAGAGACCAGAAAGGATTAACAATCCATCGGCGCAATATCCGATGAGGAGTGATTTATCGTCGTCCGACGCAATGTTTCAAGCAAGCGATTACGTATTCGTATTGCACAGACCAGAAATATTGAATATACTTGAATATGGTCCGAATCGTTTACCTACTGAAAACAAGGTGTACATGCACTTACTTAAAAACAGAGATGCTGGTAAGCCGTGTATACTAGAATTCGAGAATGACCTTAAGTACAATAATCTGATCGAAAAGTAACTGTCGTGACGACAGGGTTTAACATTTAAATAGGCTGAATAATTATGAAACGATATACTATTAATTTAAAAGATAATTCTATTTTTCGTACCAACAATACCGCAAACGCTAGTAAGGCTCTTGATGACCTTATTCTTGGTAATATGATTAGTATGAACCCGTATCTCGACAAGTCTGGTACAAAGAAAATTTATATCAAGACTGATCGTAGTGACGATACTCTTGACGCTATGATTAATGAGATGAATAAGTCTGAGTTCATCATCATCCCTAATAAGAATTATCGCAGCTATCTGAAGGGCAACTTTGATAGTGAGTTTGCAAAGGCTGCAAAGTTTTTGGCTAACTATAAGCCGAAGAAGACAACGTTTAAGCTTTATGATGATAACTTCATCAAGTTCTTTGAGGATGAGATTCAGATTGGTTACGATCTGATTCCTATCTACGACCTTATTAGTCCCTCACGTTATTCTCGTCTGAGCGACAATACAAAGAACATTATCATCAATTTTTACATTACGATTAACGGATAATTGATATGCCGATAGTACTACCCACAAAACCGATTCCAGCAGTCTCTTCTAATCCGTCATATATGATATTGTACGGACTTCCTAAATCAGGCAAGACTTCGTGTCTCGCTCAATTAGAGAACAATTTAATTATTGATCTCGAGGGAGGAACTAATTTCATTGACGCTTTGGCAATACAAGCCAGAACGATAAACGATTTGGGAGAGATTGCTAGTGCCATACGTGCCAAGAATGCAGAAGTAGGGCATAATTTTTATAAGCGAATTACAATAGATAATGCAACTCGATTAGAGGATATTTGCATGAGCTATGCGTGTACCCTGTACAGGCAAACCGAGTTAGGCAAGAACTGGAAAGGTACAGATGTAACTACTCTCGCAAGAGGTGCTGGTTATAAATATCTCAGAGATGCTGTTAAAAAAGTAATTGACATGTTCAAAGAACTATGTGATGAATTCATACTAGTAGGACACGTTAAAGATAGTATTACTGAGAAAGACGGACAAGAAGTTAATGCTAAAGAGATCGACCTTGTTGGAAAACTTGGAAAGATCGTTTGCGGAATGGCAGACGCTGTAGGTTACGTATACCGTAAAGACAATGAAACACATATATGTTTTAAGTCCGGTGGTGATGGAACCATTATGGAAGCTCGAGCAAAACATATTGCCGGAAAAGACATTGTTATTGCTACAGGCAATGAAGATGGAAGCATAACTACTTATTGGGATAGAGTTTATAAACCTGTATAATTTAATTTTTAAGGGACATAATTATGTATAGTACAAAAACCGCGATTGTAAATAATAATGAATTCAACAGTGCTTATATGCCAGTTGGAATCAACGAGAATATTACACTCAAAGAAGTAAATGTGAACAAAACGCCTAACGGTCGTGACTTCTTAGAGATTGTCTTTGAAAACAAAGACGGTCAGACAGCAACAATGACTGAGTGGAAGAACGAGAAGAATATGTGGATTAAGACTGATGAAGATCTTCAGCAGCGCGATAATCAGCAATTTGGTCGTATTCTGCAGGTTATTGATGCAGTAAATGGTCAGCATTCAGATTTTGAAGGGTCGTCGTTTGTGGAGATGATTAACTGGGTTAAAGCTCAGTTAACATATCCTACATCTGCTGGAAATTCTCTTCGTCTGAAAGTTGTTTATGATAAGAAGGGCTATACGAAAGTTAGTTCTCTTGGTGTTTTCGTTGAACCTATGAGTGTAGAAGAGTCTCAGATTAAGCTCTGGAAGAACGATCTTCTTGAGCGTCCTATCGTCGCAGATAAAGAAGACGATCCGCTCGTAGCTGCAGCAAAAGAAGCTGTCGCATTAAACGCTCCGGTTACTGAGATTCCAGGTGCTGACGACCTGCCATTTTAATAGATGAAAACGGTCAGTGGTGGATGTTGACGTCCAGTCAACCCTGGAGTGTGCATGGTGTCCTTAGTTTATACTTAGGAGAGGGGTACGATTCCCCTCCACACTACCCTGTCCCTTGAAGTGAGAAGTATAATTCATACAGGAATGTTAGAGGGTCCGAACTAACTATGATTATACGAAATAGAAGAGGGAAAACTGTTGCGTGACTCACGCGGTGAACAGTGGCGTAAGAAAAGATTACTTACAACGAGATAGTGCCAATAGTAACCACCTACGGGCGATCGTAGGAAAGATAGGGGATCAAATCTATCTCAACTGCTCCTATGGTGGAATAGGTAGACGCGATGGACTTAAAATCCATTGGCCGTAAGGCCGTGCCGGTTCGATTCCGGCTAGGAGTACATATGAAAACTTATATTAAACCAAACACAGAAATTATCAACATATAGCATCAATAGTTACTTACTATGTCTGGAACGGATGTAGAACAATGTAATTGTTATGAGTATCTGGAAAACGGAGGCTGTAGAGGATGCCATGGAAACTGCGGATGCAGTCATTGGGATCCAGAAGCAGGTAAACTTATTCCAGGATGTTGATGAGATGATATGAACGATCTTAGGTTATTGCTAGCCTTGAAGTAGCATAATTTGAAGTATGGTGTAATGGCAGCACAATAGATTTTGGTTCTATTAGTCTGAGTTCGAATCTCGGTACTTCAACAATACAAATGGAGTTTGCATAAGAGATTATTGAGATGGTCCAGACCACAACAAACAACCTAGGTTATAGGATGGGAAAGTTCACGAAAGTGAGGGATAAGGGCATCATCCAAATGCAATAGCATGAGGGATGTGTGTAAGTTGTTTGACTATGATAACATAGAGTGGTAGGAAAATCCTTCACTGGTTGCAATATGATAGTACCGGACTATTGTATGAGTGGTTCGAATCCACTCAGCTCCGCAAAACCTGCAGGCAGTGTAAGTTAAGGTATCTTACGACGGTGGAGTACTATTAGCCAAATCTCCACCTTTATTGGGCACAAACTAGAGTGGCGGATAGAGCTAGGTGGTAATCCCTCTGGCTGACGAGAGTCTTGCGGGTTCGAATCCCGCTGTGTCCACAAATACAAAAGCTTATAAGTATGTATAGTACAAAAACAGCTATCACCATGAGTCTAAGAGACTTAATGGAGAAAGTGAGTGATTATGACATTTATTCTTACTATATAGGCTCGTTTAAACCTGGAAGACTGATGAATAGTCCGTTACGTACGGATGATAAAAACCCCTCTTTTGCTATATTTCCGAGCAAAACAGGGGGTCTTTTGTTTAAAGACCACGGTACAGGTGAAAGCGGAAATGCAATAAAGTTTATTAAGCTATATCGAAATATACAAACGCGAGCAGAGCTTGAAAAAGAATTGCTACGTATTGTAAGAAAGATTAACCCTAACGTTTCTAATAGAAAGAATTCGTATAACCATACGAGTTACGGAAACATAAACATAGGGATAGTTAGACAGCCTTTTACGGATGTCGATAGACAATATTGGAAACAGTTTCACATTAGTGTAGATACTTTAAGAAAATTTAAAGTCTTTAGTATCAAATACTTTCTTTGTAATAGTGTCGTCAGAAGTACCTACAAAGAAGACAATCCTATGTATGCGTATAAGGTTTATGATAAATTTAAGATTTATAGACCTTTAGCCTCTAAGTATACTAAATGGCGGACGAATCTGACAAATCGTCACGTTCAGGGATTGGCCGAATTGCCTATAGAGGGAGGTAATCTCTTAATTATAACTAAATCGTTGAAAGACGTTATGAGTTTGTATGAGATGGGGTATTCTGCAATAGCAGCATCTAGTGAAACTACTTTCATTCCTGAAGACATACTTGATAGTTTAAGAAAAAAGTGGAAACACATAATTATCTTATACGACAGAGATGAAACGGGAATGAAAAGAGCCAGAGAATATAGTAAACTTTATAAGTTAGATGCCATATTCGTTCACAAAAAATTCAATGCTAAAGACATATCTGATGCAATCAGAGACAATGGATTTAGCAAAGTTAAAAATTGGTTAAACGAAACACTACAACGATATGATTAATTCAATAGTAGCAGCACTTGTTGGTTTTGTCGTAGGATATATTCTAAGACGAAGAAAATCCAAAATACAAGAAGTAACAAGCGAGTCTCCAATACAATTTACGTTTAAGAAAAGAAAGTTTCATGTGTGGGAAAGTATTATAAAAAACAATACCCTCATGATAAGTTCAGAAGCTTTAGGCGATCCTTTGTCTATATTAGATTCTGATACTGTAACTTTTGACGAGAACGGAAGAATTGTTGAAGTTTTTTCTGTACCAGCGCTATGTCAGGAAGAGTAAGAAATGCGACAAAGGTCGATAAGTATGGAATAACTTTTAGAAGTAAACTTGAACTCTATACTTATGAAGCTTTTATGAAAGCAGGAATACCTGTTAAGTATGAGCCAAAGCATTTCACCTTACTCCCAAAATTTGAATATTTGGGAGAAAAAATAAGACCTATAACATATCTACCAGATTTCATCGGAAGAGGATTTGTGGTAGAATGTAAAGGTCTTATGGGAGATTCTTTTCCTTTGCGTTACAAGCTGTTTAAGTATTACTTAAAGAAACATCGTAGTAAAATGCAATGTTTCTTGGTAAGAAATCATAAGCAAGTTGATAACATGATCGAGTCATTAATTGCAAAAGGTTATGGAAAAAAGAAATAAATTTATTAAAGTAGGAAATACTGTATCGTTCAGACCTGTAACAGACGGTTTGGATTATACTCTTGAGGCTAATAAATGTTATACAGTTGAAGTAGACCGTTGGTCTGACGCAATTAATTTAACAATAGCCCCAGATCTACAAATGCCGAATAAAATCTATGAGACTGACGATGTGTCTAAGTTCATGGATAAAGTGCTTAAGCGATACAATAGTGTCGAAGCGGGAACTGTAGGTGTAATGCTTTCAGGTCTTAAGGGTTCAGGTAAAACCATTACTGCAAAGAATATTGCTTTGAAGTCTAATTTACCTATAATCTTGATAGATAAAGGATTCAGACCTTCACTATTGATTAAGTTGTTTAACATGCTGGCTGAAACTGAAGTTTGTGTGTTATTTGACGAGATTGATAAACTAAGTGAGGATTATGATGACGATTATCTGTTAAAGATATTAGACGGTGCAAATACTTCTGGTAAGAAGCTTGTATTGTGTACATGTAACGACCCTGATGATATCAGTGAGTATCTTAAGGATCGTTGTTCTCGTATACGTTATTGGAAAGAGTTCGATAAAATGAACGCATCCATGATTCAGACAATACTTGAGGATAAGTTGAACGATAAAACTGAAGTAAAGCCTTTATTGGATTTTATTTCAGAAAAGTTTGACGTAACAAGTTTTGACAACATTAATAGTTTTATTGATGAGGTCAACATGTATCCAACTGATTCGTTCGAAGAGTTATTTGAGGATATGAATTTGTCTAAGAAATGATGGATATTTCTATTCCGTATTACGAGGATCGTACACGCAAGTCAATACTGATGCAACCTTATTATGCCGATCTATCGTTATAGTATTGTAAACTAGTTTAAATATTATGACAGAAATTTGGAAAGACATTAAAGGTTATGAGGGACTCTACCAAATAAGTAATTTTGGTAGAGTTAAATCCCTCGAACGTAGAGTTAAGGCAAAAAAGCCAGGTACAACTCAACGTATAAGAGAGAAAATTAGAAAATTTAGCTATACTACAGAAGGCTATGCTTATGTAGTGTTATCTAAAGAAGGAGTACACAAAACTATTCTTGTACATAGATTAGTAGCAAACGCTTTTGTTCCAAATCCAGACAATTTGCCTTGTGTAAATCATAAAGACGAAAACAAGAAAAACGATATGTCTGATAATTTGGAATGGTGTACGTATTCATATAACAATACGTATAAAGATATTCACAGAAGAAGAAATTTGGATAATGTCAAAAGGATGGTTATTCAATATGATTTGGAAATGAATGAAATAAAACGTTGGCAACTAATGTCAGACGCTTGTAGAGAATATAATATTGCTGTAGGAAATATGGTTAAATGTTGTAAAGGAGAGCGTATACATTGTGCAGGATTTAAATGGAGGTATTACGAATGATGGATATTTCAACTCCCTATTACTCAGATTTCTCGCGCATCAGTAATTCTAATATAGGTTGGTTCTTGAATAAAGGACCAGCCTATTTACATAGAATGCTGACAGATCCGCCACCTGAAGAAAGTAGTGTGGCATTGGAACGTGGAACAATGATTCATGAGTATCTGTTACAGCCTGAAGAGTTCCAAAAAGACTATGTTGTCTGGGACAAATGTAGACCTTCTTCTGCCCAACAGGAGAAGTTCTGTCAGGCGTTAGTTAATTCTATTGAAATAGAGCCAAATAAAGCCGTTTTAAGCGCTTATAAACAGTGCTATAGTGTAACTGGCAAGAGCGAAGATAAAATGCTCTCAGAAGGCCTTAAAATAGCTTCTACGCTAAAGGATTATATCGACTTCCTGAGGTCAAATGACCAAAGGAAGATGATATCTATCTGGGATGTTAAAATGCTTGAGAAAATTAAGCAAAACATTCAATCTCATAAGCTTGCTTCTAAGTTGTTGGAGATTCCAGTAATTGAGACAAGTGAGCCTTTTTTAGATGTACCAAAACCAGGTACTATCATAAGGCAAGTTAGTCATGAATTCCACATAAACTGGGAGTTTGAATGGGATTTAGACGGCAAAAAGATACACGTAAGATGTAAATCTTTATTAGACAGCATCACGTTCGATTTTAAGAATAAAGTATGTACTATAATTGATTTAAAGACTACACAAAAGTTGTGGCACTTTGAAGACAGTATGGAACAATATGACTACATGAGGCAGTTAGCATATTATATGATGGCTGCTAAGTGGTATCTTAAAAATGAATGTAATGAAGACACATCTAAGTGGACTTTTAAATTCTACATTATAGGAATCGATACAACAGGTTCGTATGATATACGAGTATTTAAGTTCGATGTGTATAATATGATTGCGCCTACTGGTAAAATCATAGATGCTTTAGTCGATATAGATTGGCATATATCTAACAACAAATGGGAACATAGTAGAAGTTATTATGAAGGTGACGGCTCTGAAACCTTGAAGTTATGAGCAACCTGATGAAAATAGCAATACCTTTACTAAATGAAAATCTTACGTATAAGGATGTATCTGAAGATGCCGGATTTATTGATTCATATTTTGAAGATATAAATAAACCTTATTTGGATAATCATATATTTATGATGTATGATGCGAATTTTAACGGAAAAGATTCGGTAAATAGATTTTATAAGTTTAAAGATTTAGATAATAGGTATAGCACACGAGTAGCTTATATTAATAGTAAGCCATATACTGTTTATAGTTTTACTATAGACAATACAATAAGAAATCTTCGTTCTGGCAATATTATGCTGTCCCCTGCTCAAAAAGCAAGAGTTTTAAAATTCTGGGACGGGAAAGATGCTTGGATAATGAACAATGTATTATTAGGAGCAATATATGAACATCCTATAGCATCTATATTGCCAGAAGAAGATTTTTCCCCTGACTTAGGGGATATAAAAAAAGGGGTGTACAGTTAAGTACATCCCTTTTTCTGTTTATTTGATATATACAACGACACAGCCCATAGGCGGAAAATTATTAAAATTTTGAGATTAATAATTACATTGCCCAATAAGGTGTCCCTGACTTTGAAGATTTTTTATGCTCTTCATCATATTCCTTCTAAGAAGGAACAATAAATTTGGTAGGAGTAATTCCTGTATAATATTTTAATGTTGATTTTACTCCAGCTGTGTGCCACTATCTTGTAATATTATCGAAGCCCAATGGTGACAATATTTTTAATACATCTCTAGTACCACGAGTCATTCCTCTATATCCACCGTTTTTGACTTCTTCGTCAGAACGTTGACTAAAAAGGTCTGCAACAAGTCCGAATGTAACTCCTATATCATCTAGGTACGATATCGCAACTGTAGGTGATGTAAGTGGTTCAAATGCTGTAGGCATCCACCAAGGAGTAAGACGTTCATTGAAAGTTCTTGTAAACAATAGTGCCGTTTTCCATCTAGCCCAATCTGCAAGTTTTTTATCGGTGTTATTTCCATTAAACTCTATAAAAGGACCTGCTCCAACAATGTTTAACTTCCAAGCCAACTCTCTATCTTCATCATAATCTTTTTCGCGTGCCCACGAAATAGACCACAACATTCCGATTAATAGTCCAGCAATCATTGCTAATTCAGCTATACTTCTACGAACAGCGTATTTTTGAATATTATTTAACTTACGTAAATCTTGTCCCATTAATCCTCGCTTTAAATTTGAAGCTAGCTTACCAAGACCGTGGAAAAAGTCTTTAAATACAGCACCTTCAAACTCTCCTGTCTCTAGATTATACATACCTAAGTCATCGCGATGATATTCTGATTGTTTTCCCCACCAAGTTATAGTATGATCGTCTTCTGGTTTTATTAAATCTCCTCCAGTTTTAAATCTATCCCAGTAGGTGTTTACATAGAAATTACGCATCAAAGTTATATAAGATCCAAATACATTTGTTTGAAGTTTTGCCTTTTCTGTCATAGGAATGACGCCGTTAAATTGTGCCGTTTTATCCCTAAGTCTTCCAGATATTCTGTTTTCTAGCTTTTTAGTGACAATTCCTTGATATTCTTGCTTAAGTGTAAAGAAACCGTCTTTATTTTCATAAGCATCCCATAAAGTAGTCTTTTTAGCTTTTTTCCAAAGTTTAATAGCTTCTTTTTCAGTATATCCAGCCTTAGTAAATTCGTTTATAGCATCTGTTTTTGACATGAACTACTGTTTATTCGTATTTGGATTTGTAAGAAGTCTGTAATGATTATATGTAGCTCTTAAAAACATTGAGTTTATCATATAGTCTGTTATAGTATAACCTCCCATCAACAAGTGCTCCTTTAAAAATCTATCCAATCTATATTGATCAGTAGATTTAAATATATCAGAGTTACTTCTACTGAGTTGATTATACTACATTGCGGCAACTAGTTTGTCATTTACATTAGGATTACCCAAGCCTTTTAACATTCTACCAGTATGAAGAATACACTGTATAAATGACGTACCAAGGTCATTAAGAGTTATGTATTTACCGCCAAATCCTTCAGCTATCATTGCACCAAGAGCGTCCAAATAACCAACTTCAATCGTAGTAAAGTTTACTCCAAGCAGAGCTAATGACGCCATGTTTCTAATAGTCTTGAACGTCTGTATAGTCTTCTGTTTACCCTTAGTTATTTTTTCGTCACTTCTAAATCCAAATGTAGTTTCTTTACCATAATATCTAGAATCCAACAGGTGTTCTATTTTATTATATTGTTCAAACATTACGTTAGACGGGTCTCCCGACTTAGGATCTACAGCCTGTTTGATAAGTTCCAATGTTGGCAGGTTTTCAGATTTACTCTCATAATTACATGCCATGTCGTAAAACATGATAACAGAACCAAGCACGTCAGTAGTCTAAACGTTGGGATTATCAAGTCTACGAATAAATCTGACCGGTATATTATTTACAACGCTTCCGTCAGGGCGTCTAGCAAGATCTTGATTTGTAGTTACGTCTTCTTCAGTTTCTGCATACTTTGCTCCAAATTTACGGAATGCATAACCTAATGCAGTACTTATTTCACCAGCGTGTAAAGAATTCGCAACAACAGACATCGTTCTACCACTTATTTGCGGCAACAATAAATCGTCGCTCTTAGAACCCATTGGGATTTTCTCCCTAGCTTCTGCCATTGTGTCCTACAAAGCGGCTAAGAACGTAAGTTCGTCTGCTGTTAATTTATCGTAAGCTTCATTTTTATATACATCATGTTTAGCTTGTAGCGATTCTCCTCCTTTAACGAAATTTTCATTTACTAATTCTGAAGTTTCGTCTAATTCTGAATATTCACTAGAAGGAAGCGAGTCTAAGCATTTAATAGAACGTCCGTCTGACAAATTTACCACAAAGTCCTTAGCACTAAGATACTAAAAGGCTTTCAAATATCTCTTTCTACCTTTTTCGTCGATATAAGTAAACAATTGAGCAAATACGTTATTCAAATCTGTATTTGATGCTCTTGGAGCTGCCCATTGATTTATTATATAATTCAAAAATCTTACGTTACTAGTATCGTCTGTAGTTACGTACATTAGTTTTGCTAAATCGTCAAATCTTATACTACGTTGGTTATTAGTTGTTACTGAAACCTCCTCTAACAATCGTCGTTTTACATCAGCCATTTGTTGTTCGATTTTCTACAACTCTGCCCATCCAGATCTGTCAGTAGTTAAACCCAAACCTAACTTGTTAAGATTATGACTTCCAGCACCCTCACGAACCTTGAGAGCATTTAGTATCTCTGTATGACGCTTTTGGAGCATTGTTAACTCTTCATTCGTAATATTTTCTCCAACGGCTTCTTTTAGAACTTCATAAAACTCTGGCGTAAGTCGCGTAGTTGTATTCATTTTTTCAAATGCATCTACGTCTTCTTGAGTACCACCCTAGTCTAATATAGCTTGTTTAGCGTCTTCAAATGATCTCCAATCAGGGTTATATTTAACTTTATCTCTTAGATAAATATTCCATTTAGAAATTTGCTCTGCCATTTTTAAAGCATCGCCAGTCTTCTCTTCCACATGTAGTATTCCGCCTCCAGTATCCGTAAATATATAATGACTTCCCAAATCACGCTTATTTTTACGTAACTGAGATAGCTCGTAGCGTTCGTTTTGAGTAAGTTTTCTACGGTCTACGTATCCGTGAGAATCTCTAGCTCGATCCAAAATCAAGTCTATTCTATATTGAATCTCGTTGATAGCCTTAATTGTATCTGGAGACAGATACCTTCTACGCTTTTTATAATACTCTAATTTGTATCTACGCTCACAGTGTTTATCCAACCATTCGTCTAGTTCGTCATAATATTTATTATATACACTGTTATCGGCTGTAGCGTCTTCATTATCAGGAAATATTGTATTTCCGTCTTCGTCTACAGTAAGACCGTATTTGTTACGAAGTTCTTGTTCTTTTGCGTCTTTATCTCTATAGAATTGTCCTTGGTTAACTTCCCTGATAAAATACCCAGTAGGAATGCCGTCTTTATCAAATTCCATAAAGCGTTTTTGATAATTATAAGGACTTATTTGAGATCCAATTGGTCGTATTTTGTTATAGAGTGCTACGAGATCGTGTCCGCGTTTTAATACCTTCCTAGACGCATCGTATTCAGCTTCGGACATGAATTTTTCTACAATTCTCACAATTGGACTTTTTGATCTAGATGCCATACCTATAATAACCTCTCCTCCAGCAAGATCACCGTAAGCACGATCCTGTTCGATCCATTTGATCATATTATAGATAAACGTTTCTTTTTCTATAATAGAGTCGTCCTAATTAACGTAATCAGTACAAACCTTTTTTACGTAAGGGATGACTACTTGAGACTGATACATTACCTATAAATCTCTAAGGTTTGCTTGCAACTAGTTTAAAGTGTTTTTAAGATCTAATGCGTTAGGGTCGTTAGCTACTCTATATTGATTATACTTATTTATTGCAGAATCTTTATCTACGAATAATTGATTTAATTGATTTAATAAGTCTTGATAATAACCTATAAGGTCCTGTTGAACAAAATTAATCTTATCGACATCCCAGCTTCGCATGGAAGGATCTGCTAATAATTCGCCGTCAATGTAGTAAGCCGTCTATCCTATTTCGTTGTTAGCCACTTCCATTGCTCTTTGAATTATATTAAACACATCGTCTATAGAATCTGAGTCTTTAGATTCAATTAAGTTTAACCTACTCTTTAATTCCGCAATGACGCGCTGATCTCTAACATTTCTTGATAATTGTGATTTTAAACGTACCTTAAGACCGTCTTGAATCTTTTTAAGAATCTAACGATCTTTTTCACTTAACATCGGAGACGTTGAATAGTTACCTTCTGCTCTATCATATATTTGCGAAACTCCTTCGCTATATTCTAAGTCCTATGCTACAACAAACGCCGCATTGACAGCAGTTAATACTTCATCTTTAACCGTTTGGTTTATAGTCACACTATTAAATATAGTTTGTATTAGATTTTGTAATGCGTTAAATATATTGTTTATCAATTGACGCAGTTTACTATCTTTTTCGACTACACTTTCATCTGTCATAGCCTGTACTAATTTAGATTCAAGCTGTTCAGACGTTTCGTTTCCGGTATCTAAAGTCTTAAGTGCCGCCTAAATTAAATCAGAACCCCAAAATATTCTAACATACGCTCTGGCTAATTCTTTATTTAATATGTTAAGCCTTCCGTTATATACAGCGTCGAGTATTATATTTATAGGTGCTCCGTCTTCTATTATATAACCTACTTGAGCACTAGATTCTTTTCCTATGTTATCTCCAACATAAGCTTTATATGTATTTTCGTCAAGACTGTTTATTAAATATTCTATATATCTATTCAGCTGAGCTTCTCCTGCTAGTTCGTAATAACCATTTCGGCTTACGGACATTCCTAATAAACCTGCAAGATTTCTCTAAATCTATTTAGATTTTTCAAACAACTTTGTTTTATTATATTGCATACGACTATTTATGCGAACTTTAGCAAGTTGTTCAGGGGTAGAGTCTGGAAATTCACTGAGTCGTCTGTTTATTGCATTCTAAATATATTCATTACGATCTCTGTCAATTTCTTCCATTTCTCTATACACTCGCACTGTAATAGAGCTCAAGTTAGTGTTAGGCGTAGTATATGCTCGTGAATTATTAGTAGAAGAACTCGTACTTTGAGGATTTGATTCCATCAAGTCTCTATCTGTTTGTAACTCTCCTACAGATGCGTTCGGACTAACATATCGTTGTTTAAATTCCTCACTGTCCACATCGGCGTCATACTGTTGTTCTTGTTCCATTAAGTGATAATCCTTATAATAGTCTATATCTTTTTCGTGAGTTTGATCAACAGATTGGACGTCTTTAGGTTTAACTGTATTTGGAACTTTTGGAAGGGTGATCTTCTTATAAACTTTAACTCTTGCTTTACCAGACACATAAATCGGTTTTCCTGCAAAATAATATCCAAACTCTTTTAATCTCTCTTTCCAATCAGACTTTAACTTCTTCATATTGGAATCTTTGGTTTGTATAGTTATTTTATCGTCTGGAGATTCATATACTGAAATTCCATAACCAGAAGCTATTTTTTTGAATATGTCGTTTAACTCGTTTATTTGGTCTTGTTGAGACATTAAATTGTCCGCAGCATTAATTTCAGTATATTGTGCCGAAGGCCGTGTGTACTGTTTTTTTGCAGATTCGAGTGCCCTTTCGTGATTATAATAATTTATAATTTCTTTAATGTTATTTATATTAGCAAAATCACGAATAGTCATTGCATTAAACTCCTTAATGCTTAAATCTCGAAGTTCGTTTTCAGAGAAATTAGAAAAAGTTTGTTTTAAAGCATTCCAAAATTCTAGAATCCAATCTCTCAATTTGTTTATGATATTACTAGAACCTTTTTCTTTTGATAATTTATTAAGAAGCTTTTCTCCTTTTGTTCCAACTAATCGAGAATGAACTTCTGAAGCAATTAAGAACTCTAACGTTTTACCATCGATGTGTTTTGATTTCTTCCATTTTTGACCGTAGTTTGGAGATTCTTCTATCTCTTGCCAAATAGATTTATCGTGTCCTGGGAGTTTTAACGAGGGGTCTTTCATCAATTCTACTCCTCGATTCCAAAGTTTAGGATTTTTCTTAGAAACTACAGCATCCCACATATGGGTGAATTCATGGATCGGATGCTCTGGTGATATTACAGTTTCGTCTAGATAAATATCCCCTTCTGGGGTTATAAAACCGTAGATTTCACCCTGTGGTGTGATAAAAAACGGTAAGTCAGACACCTCTTCTTGATCTGGATTTACAGGCTCAGGAAATCCTGCTCTTAAATACTCTTCAAACTGTTCTTGTAGAGCTTGGTTTCTTGCTTCCTCAATAATTTGTGCCCGTTGTTCTGGCGTTTTATATTCTGAAACAATAGAATCGTCTAAAGAACGTTGTGGAGATGTATCTGTCGTATCCCACCAAAGTTCTCTTTTCGAATCATTTAGATTATCAAACGGGTCATTTGGACCAAAATCAGCTTGAGAAATACCTTTTTCTGTTAACCATAAAATGTTGGAGGTTTTATAAGCCAATCCTTCGTTTATTAATTCGTCTATTTCTTCTGCAGACATAGAATCTTGATCCCAAGCATAAGCTAGATCTGCAGCAATTCTTATAAATTCGGCGCCATTTAATGTTCCTTTTATAGCTGGGGGAACATGCCCTTCGCTATCACTACAAAACGCCACAGGTTTGCCGTTTTCATAAGCAATTTTTCTCGGAATAGCGTCATACTCTTTCCAATAATGTTTAGCAGATTCTGTAGGTTCACCATTAGCTGTAAATGTAGATAGACACCAGAAAGATGATTCGTAGTGTGCAGCAAGAGCTTTGCAGACTTCTCTCTGACCTTCTTCAGTATTCTCAACGTCGTATACAGTAAACACCCTGCCTCCTTCAGTAGTAACAGTATGTTTATTAGAGAATGTTTTAGCTTTATCTGGATCGAATTTAGCTTTTTTATCCTCTTTTGGCTACATTTCCGGAGAAACTATAAGTTCTCCTACGGTTCTATATTTTTGAATATCGATGTGCCTTTTTCTCGCTAATTCAAATACTTGATATGCCTTTTCGTGGTCTTGTGGAAGAGTAAGTGACCTATTAGCAATCCACCTTATAGCTGTTTTAATATAAACAGAGTTCTCTTTACTATCTTCAAGTGAATGTAGGAAGTCAAGTGTAGATTTAATCTCATCATCAGACATATCGGGTCTAGCCTTCCTCAGCTGTTGTTCAAAACGACTCCTTGCCCTCTTCCCAATGAACATCTGAATATCATCGTTCTCGGTAGAGAAAGTACCAATGTTATCAGTAGCTGATTTGATTTGATTTGGAGTAAATATTATATAATCAGTAGTAGGATAAGTTGCAAATTCATTGGTTTCCCAATTCATTCTTTCCTCATCATTTGGACCATAGTCTCTAACATTTTCAATTATTACTCCATCTTGATTATTATCTTTCGCTTTTTGTAAATCCTCTACAGTTGCTGCATCATCAGGCATTTGTTTGCCCTTTTTATCTGTAATATACGGATCCCTAATATTTAAAAATGTAGCATATAGCGCATCGTCTTCTATATTTCTACGACCAAAGTAAGAACGAGATACAACTTCATGTGCCGCAAAGTATACACCTACGGGTTTTGTTACTTCGACATCTTCACCATTATTATATTTTTCTAAGTCTTTTTCTGATAATACATATCCCTATTCTTTTGCCCATTCTAGATTCTTTGTACTATCAAAACTTATTGTCGCTTTATTGTTTGGAAGTTTAAATGCCTTTATGTTTCGAGAACCACCGTGATACACTACCAAAGGCTCGCCATTTCCATCTACCACTTTAGAAGCGTTAACAGGATCATTTTCCCAATCGCCAAACCAATCTTTAAATGCTTTGGTTCTAACTTGCAGCCACTGTTGTTCAGTAAGATTAGTAGGCTTACCGTTAGGGGCTTTCATGAAAGTACCATCAGCAATAGCACGCTCTTTAATGGCTTGCGTTTCTTTTTGCGCAAGATCGGCAGTCTCATTAGAATTAGTTTGAATTCCAGACATTCCGTGTTCAGATAAATACTGCTCCATTGCATCTTTACCAAATACATTCATGCCAACAGATTTCAGATAATCTATAATCTATCTAGCAACAGAAGGGTTATCTTTCCACTCTTTATAATCTCTCTATAGTGCAGTCGCTGTATCACGTAGAGCAGCCTCTCTATTGCCGCCATTCTATTCCAAAAACCACCGAAATAGTGGTGAACTAGACCCTCTTGTAGTCTAGTCCACACTATAACCGTGATTTCTGTGCCAGAGAAGATATGACCAATCTTCCCCGAAGAGTCCTTTTAATTCATCAAACTCTTTTTTTACTTGTTTATTACTAAAGTTTGGACAAAATGCAGTCATAATCATACTCCTTTACATTTATTCATAATATCTTCGGCGTCTTGTTTATCAGACTCGTCAAACAAATCTAATTGTCTAGAATCTGAATAAGAATATCGAACGTCCATCATCTGTCTTACATCTTCGTCTTCCTCATCTTCTAATATTTCACTGATTGCAGACGTTATTGTAGGACTTACTTCTTCTGTTTCGCTAATGTATCCATTTAAAAACATTTCTGTATCTAGACCGAGTTCGTCAATAAAGTCCTCTAGTGCAGAATTTTCATCTAATATTTGTGCAATCCTATACATTGCCTCTGACACAGTAATGGTTTTTGTAGCCTTATCGTATACTCCGTATATATCTGCTTCAACATCATTGTAAAGATTGTTATCGTGCATCCAATCTCGTACATCTCTGACAATAGATTCGTTAATGTTTTTAAATTGTCTATATGGAACTGTTACCTTTTTCAAATTAGAAGTTCCGGAGTTAATAATATCACCAAATAATTCTAAAATCCGTTTTATACCCAATTCAATACTACGTTGTTGAGTAGCATTGAACTCAACGTTGTTTATTCTTATACTTCTAGATTCTGTGATATATTTACGCTCAGACTAACCTACGGCACTTCTTCCGAACATTTTTTCTATTCTGTTCTGTGGTCGAATGTCTACGGACACATCTGGTTTTTCATTTACAGGGCTGTTAGAAGTTGTACTTACAGTAGGCGTAACGCCGCTAGATTCGCCATTATTTTCAACCTGATTTAATTGGTTATTCAATTCTCTATCGTTATTATATTGCCTAGCTAATCCTTCTACAATAGACGCGTATATTGGTTCAGTAGCTTTTACAGCCTAAACGTGATTTGCAAAATCGGCTGCCTGATATACTTTGCGCAAAGCCTCTTCGTTTACCGTATACTCTTGTTGTCCTATCGCATCGCTTCTTCCGTATTCTGTAATAAGGAATCCACCAGAAATACTATTTCCTTTTGGATTTACTTTCACGTATATTGGATATTTAACGCCAGATTTACTTACTGCAATTCCGTGATATTTAAATATTGTAAACTATCTTTGGCTATTATAAGCAAGTCTATCTGACCGTCTACGAAGTTTTATAAATTTCGGAGCTCTATCAGGATCTATAGATGCTGTATACAATCCTGTCTGAGGATCTTTTGTAAGGGCGGCTAATACTGAAGGATATCCTGACCTATATCCGTTGATTGTAGTATAATACATCTAAAATATAGGAGTCTTTGTTTTCTTGTCCTTGATACTATATGTGCGAATAATATCATTGTCAAACCAGTTGTTTAATATGATATCATCGGTATCGAGTTCCGTTTCAGGCAAAGACTGATATTCTAACAGTTTCTTGTCTATATATTCACCAAACCCGCTTTGTGTTCTCCACGATGCAGGAACGTATTTAAACATCTTTGTGAATCCTTGCTTATCTCCAGATGTAATGAACGCGTACACTATTAAATCTCTTGCAAATTCTCTAACTTCAGTCTCAGCTTCTTTATCTTCTGATGTAAAGTTAAGTAATTCGTCCCAAGCCTAAATTATATAATTTGCAGTTGTAGCATCATCTTCGACAAAGTTAAATAATTTTACAAACTTCGCAGTCGGATATGTATCAGGCGCCTCATTTGTTACATAATTTGGAGTATATGCTGTTGTGGTTCCAGGAACCAGCATACTTAATAATTGATTTTGTATTTCCCCATTAGAGTTAAGCAGACTACTAAATCTAGGATCAGAATATATTTTGGTTTGAAGTCTTAACATTCTGTCATGAATCGTATTCTTTCCTCCGGTTAATACAACAACTCCATTTTTAGCGTTGACTTTCTTAGAAACTATTATCGAATTTTCTGTTGCAGCCACTACTGGAAGAGATATTACGTATCGTTTTCCATCTTCTTTATAATAATATATATGAGCATATCCACCAATATACGTTTTTGGATCGTGGTTTATAGTATCTTGTAGTTTTACTGTAAACCCATCTTCTCCAATTTCAACATTTGACTGATCTTGACTTTCAGTGATCAATTCACGTATGAAATTCTTATTGTCTGTAATACTCGGAACATATTCGTCTACAAAGAATTTAGATTTTATTGCAGTATCAATTGCACCAGATACCTTTTGCATCAGCTATACAGATAAAGAATCTTCTGCAGATATTTCGTGTATAATCTTCGCCATAGTTCCGCTTACAGCCGGAGATGACTGTAAAAATTGTTGTCTAAGAATGTTTCTAGTTAATCCTATAGCTAAAGACGTTTTAGAAGCTATGAACGACATATTATTCATTCTCTTTAATCCAAGAGGTTCAAATAAATTATCATCTCTTGAAGTATCATACGTTCGAGTATAACCTTTCCAATATACATCCTACTCTATCGTGCTCTTTCCGTGCTTTTTGGTATCGATTTTACTATATTTAACCAACGAAGATAGAGCGTTAGCGTATTTATCAAATTGTAAATATGCCAAATATATAAAGAATTGTCTTTCTATATCGGACTTAGTTTGTACTGTGCTTTTAGCAGAAGATATAAGTTCAGAATCAAAGATCTATTTTATTCTCCTGTTTACAGCTTCCCTTATTACAGCATTGTGCTTTGTAGTATTTTGTACTGCATTAATTATATCAGCAGCACTCATTTCTTCAGGAACGTTCTAAGCCGTATACTCTTGACCAGTCTCTTCCGACTTGAATGTAATTTTAGACCATTCTCTAGTGTCTATCTTCAAATCTTTAAACCATTTGTCAGCAACACTTTCTATAGCCTCTCTCTATAATGTATACTTGCTTTTATACTGGTCTGCCATATATGTAGACGCAGCGTCCATATAAGCTTTAGCTAACTCTTTCATTATAGGCTGAGTAGTAAAATAGAAAGTTTTTCTACCAAGTCCTGTACGAATTAACAAGTTTGTCAGATTATACGTAAACGGATTTACATTCAGCTTGGTGATATAAGGATCTTTTGCGATATCTACGTGAGCGTTTATTAATGCAGAAATCCAAGACATTATTGATTGTCCGTCCTAATCAGTTTTATTGTCAAGTCTCGTCAGACCCAACTTGTCCATGATACCAGTCTTTGTATTTTTAAACGTTACACCGTACATCATGGTCAATATGTGATTATTGTTATTCAAAGCAAATGGACCGATACCTATTTTACCAGTGATATAATCGTTTTTAGAAGCCGTTTGCGCAGTAAGCGTGTAAAAACCAAACGGAACTTCTGGAACAGCACCTTTATTAGATTCAATGTCTCTAATAATTCGTTTCAACATCTCGGTATCGTTATCAATAGGACGATGACTTAGATGACCGTTTCTCGGTCTTCCAGTAGTCGGATCTTTGTCAAGCAATACTGTAATATAATCCCTAATCAGTCGATTTCGATAGTATACATCTTCAGTTTCTTCGAACTCATCTGTTACATTTTGATGATATTTACCATCTTCACCTTCAGATCTTTCAGTTTTATATTGAACGCACGATAGGAACAGTTTGTCAATATCGAAGTCAGAACCAGTAATTTTCGTAAATTCTGCCGGTAATATTACGGTATCGTTTACTGCAGGTAATATATCCACTATTCTAAGTGCATGAATAGAAGATTGAGCCTGTGTAGGAATACGATAACCTATAATGTTAGCCTTTGCGTTCGGTCCTATTATTTCACGCTTAATCAAATAATTACGCAGCTCGCTAGGAGACATCTCTCGCGTTCTTATCTTACGTTTATAAATCGGATTTCCTTTAGCGTCTGTAGCAACTGACCCATCTTTATTTTTACGAGTCTTATATATAATATTTCCATTGCTATCCTTTTTAGCATTACCTCTGGCGTCAGTTTCAGGAATCCTATCCCAAATTACCTTTCTATTTTCGTCTTTTATAGGTACTTTAGGAAGTTCTCCTCCTAACATCTTTTTGATAAAGTCTATAGATACTACACAATCCATAGAACCTTCTTCGTTTATCATTTGTAAACGATTTCCACCGTTGATAGATTTTGGAAGATCTTCATCAGACAAAATAGATCCTTTTCCTTTTTCATATAAAGCAGAACCCTCAGTTGCCCATACCGACCTTTGTATAAAAGCAGAACCTGTAGTATTTACATCAATTACATCTTTATTTATATTAGAGATAAGACTGCTCTCTAACCATTTTGCATCAGAAATAGCATTTAAAGGCAATCGGGTTCTGTATTTAACATTACCCTCCAAGTCCTGATACTCTACAATCTACAATCCGTCTACGATATTCTAATTAGGATTTTTAGACTGAAGGATTCTTAATAATTCTTTAGAAAACTTCTTTGAATCTAATACTAAATCATCACTGTTTGCAGATACTACTTCACCGGACGAATTTATTAACTCTCCTTTGTCGTTAGTTTTAAAGAACCGTTTACAAACTCTGTTAGCACCGCGCTCAGAAAGAGTTTTAATCGTAGACATTATACGATCGCGCAGAGCGTTTCCGTCTATTTCTTCTCCGCTGCTAGTAACATATTGTCTAGTAGATACCCATGTAGAAAATATTACTTTTCCCATCTGAGTACCCATTTGCATCATATACTCTTCGTTTGCATCTGTATTAAGCTGCTTTCTTAAAAATTTAAACTTCTGCTTATACGGCTAAAATTTAAACGCTTCCGGGTCATCAAAAGTAGGCTTTAATGGATTTTTAATATCTCCACCAATATGATTGTTTGGATCTGTTTCGTCAGAAGAGCTCATGTAATCATCCCAGTTTACAGTTTGTGATCCCTGTCCTCCAACTTTTACAGCAGAGTCCATCATAAGCATGTCTACTCCTTGCTGTTGCATTTTGCTGTAAATGTTTGCCAGCTTTCCAGTAGCAATGCACTTGAATATGGGGAAAATTGCAGTTTTATTATAATACGGGACCATTACTCCGGTTCTCTGATGTTTTCTTCTGCCGAACGCAGTATATTTTTGAGTTCCTATTACAGTAGTAACTACTTTAGCATATGCTGCCTGTTTTTCTAAAATAGTAGACGGTTTTTCTTCACGTAATATTTTAAACGCCTGTTCTATCTGTGAACTATAATTTCCGTTCATCCGCAACAATAGCTCAGCCATAGTATCAGTTATATAAGAAGCTCCGTCTGTGACATTTATATCTTTTCTAAAACTATCTACAACTTCACCTGACTTCTTTTTTATTATACTCAATTCATCTTCGGTAAATAAACTTTCTAGTTCACTTATTGATTTTGAATCGACTTCTTTCGGCTAATAACCTTTGTTATACGCAGCGTCTAATAATTGTCCATACGTTACTCCAGATTCTATTTTTGAAATCTAAGGAGAAGCTATTTCTTCATCCGCTATCTGAGCACAAACATATTCTCCACTAAAATTTCCTTTGTCGTCTAAATACTTTTCTGGAATATCTTGAAGTTCTGTAAAGTTATTATTTCCAGTAGAGCCTAAACCGCCAAGACGTTTTAATTCATCTACTGTTCTATCTGTAAGATTACCTTTAGAATCTTCATAATGCCATTTATAAAACTGTGGACTTCCTGCAAATACTCTTTCCCATTCCTATCCTGACATTATAGATTTTACCATAATATCATTCAAATAAATTATAACAGCTAAAGATTTATAATTTTCTTCTGCTTTAGCATCTACAGGTTCCCCGTTTTTAGTTACCAACGACTTATATATAGCTAATATATGATTAGAGTCAAATCCTACATTCTTATAATTCTGGAATATGTTATCCGAATCTCCTACTTTTTCAATAAGTCCGAGTCTTACAGCAGTGTCTATTTCTGACAACAAAAGCTTATGTAAACATCTTTGAAGCAGTGCATACTATTCTTCTTTGGATTTGTTAAAGAAATGCTCTTCTGCAGTCTTTATGTTTTGTTTTATTGTCTTTTTAGAATTATTAAAACTTATAAATTTTTCTCCAGATACTACTTGTTGTCCGTTGACCGTCTTGTATGTGTATTCCCATACACCTAATAATGACGCAAATTTTGCACCTTGTTTCTTCGTATAGAAATTCTAAACGTCGTCTTGCAATACCCCAAGCCTTTCCATTTCTTCAATGTCTGCTTCAGCCTTCTTAATGGATGCATATTCACTCATTACGTATTTGTGAATTCTTTCTATAACATCAACGTTTTGACTGAGAGTATATTCCAACTGAGATATGGGGTCCTTGCTAATTACAAACTGATCTCCAAGGTCACTCATTGGTACAATATTACCGTAGTCATCTACTATGTGTGAATAATCAAGACCTGGTAATTTTATACCGCTGAGATATCCGTACGTTTTCTTATCAGACAGCGTCGGAGCGATAATTCCGTTATTGTGCAATATCGTAGCCTTTGAAACATAATCGTCGCGTTCAGATATCTCAAAATAGTCTGAACCAGTGTCGTTACGCTTATCTGTTTGCATTCCGACAAAGTTTTCAAACTTTATAGTTGCAGATTCGTCATTATCCAACGTCTCAATTATCAACGAACCGGAATACTGATCGCCGCCGAGTTCGTCTTTAGTCTTTGAATATACATACGGGTCGCTCTTTAAATCATCAAACAACTCTCCTCGTTTAGATAAGTCTCTAGCTACGTCTGAAATAAAGTTATTATCTGAAATTTCATAATATTTATTATTTCCAGTTGCCAGTACTGTAAGCTGATCGCGAGAATGTCTGTATTGATATTTCCAATTCGCAAGATTTCTTACAAATGCCAATTTTGAATATACATCTTCAAGCTTTATAGACTTTCCTCTAATTCTTAACGAGCTCTTTATAACTCCATTTTTAGTTACATCTTTTAAGAACTGTATAAAAGAGGACATAGAGTCTTCGATTGAAGTAGAGCTAAACATTGCGTTTAACGCTTTTGCGTCAGTAGATCCATACTTATGGAATAACATATAATCCAATTCTTTCGGATTTATCATTATACCTACTGCATTAAAGCATTGACAAATAGCATCCTTTACTATTTTTATTTGTCCAACATCTTCCGGGTTGTTTAAAAATACAGGCTTGCCGTTTACTTTTAAGGTAAGATAATACTGTTGTGGATTTAGAGAATAAAAATTACTTAACCACTGTTTAATGCCTACATCATAGTATTTTGCACCGTTTGGAGCAGTCTTTAATTGTCGCTCTTGTGAAAAAATCTAACCGATTCTTTCGAATGCAAATTGGGACCCTTTTACTCTAGGATTGAATATAAGAGTGCCGTTTTCTGAAATTTTAATATAAGGAGTTCCTCCGTTTACTAAAATCTAATTCCACTGAGTAGGATAAAAGGTTGCGTTATAATCAGTATCCGTAGACTATAATTTAAGTGTATACGCTCCGGTAGGATTGTTGCTACCAGAAGTTGCTTTTACTATATTGAATGAATGTTTATTCGATCTTATTACATTCATTAATTGAGATAATAACGCCTCATTATCTGAATTACGAGATATCGGTTCTCCTACAGGTCTTTTATATACTTTTTTATACAATTCGTTTATAGCAGAATAAAGTGTAGAATACATCGCGTCTTCTTTCGCTAATACACTAAGTCTTTCTAATAATTCAGGAAGAGTATCTATATCGTGAAAATTATTCAACACCTCATTAAAAGCTGCTTTAACTGGAACAAACTGAGGAAGTCCTAATTCGTTTAATGCAAGTTTTTGAACTTTTTTAACAGACTTTGTTCCGTCAGGATTTTTTGTTTCTTCTATTTGCCACATGGTGTCTGGAATTGTAGCAAAAAAGAATCTAACTCTACTTGTAGTTTTATCGAACCTGGAAAATTCATAAGGAGATCTAGTGTGTTCGCCTATACTAGAAGCTGTAACATCTTCGCCTTCAGCATTTTCTCTAGATTCGTCTTCTTGTATTTTTATATAGTCTGTAGATAAATCAGACAATTCATTTGCAATGTGATCTTGTAATAATTCATTATCAAAATTGTCATATATCTCCCTAAATGCAAGCTATCCTATTGTCGGATCGTCTGTATTTTGACCAATAAGATCATACCCGCGCTTTAACCACAAGTCAATTCCGGCTTTAAGAGTTTCTTTATTTATATTCCTACCTACTTGTGCTATATTTCTTCCAGACTTGTCTACAGGTTGTCCTGTTATAATACAAAATAGTGCCGTATTCATCAATTTATCATACATTGCTTGATTTACAATGTGATTAAAAGATACGCCATCTATAGTATTATCCAAATGTCCGTATAAATTATTAAATCTTGCAATAGCTTGTTTTGTAGGCTTCAGATTTTTGTATAGTCCAAGGTTTACTTCAAGATACAACCTGTATAGTTTTCGATCTTTTATTCTGAATACCCAGTTAACAAAATCCCTAATGATATTTAAAATTTTGTTTATAAATGATGGATATTTTTCAAATCGGTTGTTTTGATAATCCATGTATGAATCGGCCAACCATTCAGCAACCATTCGATTCCCTTCCTTTGTGTTTAAATCTGCACCTATTCGCTCAGCTACTTTCTCGTAAAGCTTCTTTCTGGCGTGAGGATTTATAAGAAGTTCTACAATTCTATGGAAAGCTTCGTGATATTCTGTACCTTTAGGAGCCTCTTTCGTTAATTGGATTACATCTGCATAACATCTACCTACAACCTTACCACTCGAAAAACATATTCCTGTTATTTCTTGTACAACTTCTACGGGAACTTCGTCTCCAAGTATCTTTTTAATATTCTTAATAGCTTGATTTAAATCTAAAGGCTTTTGATTTTTAATATCGTTAGGATCGACAGTTTTAAATAAACCGTCCAATATCGAAGTATCCTCTATTTGTTCGTCTGGCATTAGAGGAACTTCTAACGCTCCATTTTCTTGAACCTAAGGACTACTGTCTTCCGTAATTTGAACATCGTTTATTTCTACATTAGCAAACCCTATTTCCTTATACTAAGTAGTTAATATTCCGCTTTTTATATAGAAACCCAATCCGCTTAAGCCGCTTCTCTTAACTCCAGTAGAAGATTGTTTTGTTTTAAAGTCTTCAATATTAAATATCAAAGAATCTCCTACTTTAATTACACTACTTTGTCCCGTTTTAAAGAATTCACGAAGACCTTTGAACGGTAAAAGATTGTTTGTATCAGATCCTAATCTTGATAATAACACATCGTGTCTTTCAGATACGGATAACGTTGATAATACTGCAATGAGATCGCTTAACCCTTTTTGAGAATTTATATCAAATGGACCGTAATCAATTCTTCCTGCAGCCATGCTTTCGCGCTTTAATAGCGTTATTCGATTTGGGTTTGTAGGATTTCTTAGTATAGATAACGCTCCACCTATTTGTGATGGATCGTCTACTATTGGAATCAACAAGTTTGCAAGCTGTCTACCAGTAGCGTTTATATTTAATGCGCCAGTTTCTCCAGAAACAATATACGGCTTGTCCAATAAGTCTGGATTTTGCAATAACTGTATTATAAAATTGATATCGTTTTCTTGAAGCTTTTTTCTATCCATCGCGATAGGAATTACCGCATTCTTCTCTGGAGCTGGACGCTTCATTACTTTTAAAAAGATTAAACTACCGCTTACTGGAGACTGATTTGAATTTCTCCATGTCCAAATAGTTTTTTGTGCAGTTGCATTCTATGCAAATGTTACAGCTACACCAGAATTATTAATAAACCCAACTTTTCCGTATACGTCAGAGAATTCGACGTCCAATATATCTTCTGTGGCAAACATATCAGTATTGTTCACAGGCTGATATATGTACTATTTTGTCTTTTCGTCTTGTAATAATTTTATACGTCCTGCTGTTCTAAATAAAGAAGACTTTGTTGCTATTATTTTTTGTCCTGGCTTTAGTTGCTTCTACAACTCTACGATTTTATCGTACAGTAGTCTTCCTTTCGGGAAATATGTGCCGTTATATTTTGTATCTACCAGTATTCTGTTCCATGTATTGCCCTGAAATGTTATGTTACAATACACTTCACCATTTTCAACATACAACTCTATCTCAGAATCTGAAAAGAAGTTTGGATGAATAGTCGCCAACTCTAAATCTCTATTAGACTCGACCATTCTATAATTCAAATTAGTGTGGGATGTATTACCCATACTATCGTTTTTGTTTGCCGCATACTGCGATCCTGATGGTTGAGGTGGCTAATTATCAAGTTCAGCTTTTTCACGTTCGATTTGCTCTTGACGACGAGCTTCCTATTCCTAAAGCGCAGTTATTCTAGCTCTAGTTTCCTTATAATCTTCGCGCAAATCTTTCATCAAACTCGGATACTAGTCTAATAGCGTTGTTAGTTCATTTAAAAAACTTTGCAACTATCCTACATTATCCTTTTCTAATATTGCGCTCAGCTCTATGTTATCTATTTGTGAGATGTAGTCAGAAAGCTAAAACTTTCCATCATCTGACAGATTGTCCATCATTTGTTGATCAAATATAGACTGTAGTTCAGATTTAATCATAAGCAATGCGTCGTGAGCATCTTTAATTTGGTCTTTTATTGAATTGACTACAAGATTATCATTGCTCTGATTTTGCAATATATCACGCATAGCTTCGCTAAACTGAAGAGGATAATCTTCTTCTAGAGTTATTGAATATATTATACGCAATTCTCGTCTGTCATACGAACATACTGCCGGTAATATTTGAATAGATGCAACCTGTCCTCCGGTTTCTGCAACAATCATTTCAGCATAAGCTGTTTGTTGATTACTGTAATCGTCGTAAGTAGATAAAACTTGTCCAAAACTTTGATTAGGTAATGATTTAAATCTGTCTATAGGAGTGCTTATTACAGCTACACCATTCTTCCACTAGATTGTCACATCATCTACACCCTCGTTTGTTTTAATTTCATCTAACAGCTTTTTGGCCTTTTCTGATAACTAATCTCCATTAACGTCAGTATTTTTTAGTTTCTTAAGGTCATTAAAATATTTTGTGCCAAGCTGCATGTTTGTTTGGTGTTCAGGATAAAAGCTATATAAAGAAGTCTTAAAGTCTATAATATGTATCTATCCCTCTTTATCTATACCTAACATGTCAGTTTCTCCAGCAACCCATCCTACGCCTTCAAATTTAGTATGCCAAACAACTGGAACAGTAGTTAATTTCCACCCAAGTTGTTTATAATAATCTCTTCTTTCTATAAGTTGATCTGTAAGTAATTTAAACTGCTGTATATTATTATCAAACAACTGTCTATATGTCCTGCCGTCTTCTGATATATAATCAAATAATTGTTCTAACCCGTCTTGTGTTTTAGCCAAGCTGTAAAATTCTTCAGATCCAAAAAAGTTTCTAAATAATTCATCGACAATAGCTCCCATTGAGATCGAAGTACTCTGTCTTTTTCCTAAGCTCTCTTGAGCTATGGAATGCAACGTAGTATCTAATTCTTTTATGTCAGACTCTTCAGGATTTTCAAAAAACCGTTGGCGATTATCTTGTATATACAAAAAATACGGATATAGATCTACATCAGTTTCTTCTTGTATTTTTGCAATTTCGGCCAACAGTTCGTCATAACCTAATTTTGATATACGGTCATAATAAGAATTTCTTTTCTATATTTCGTTTTCACGAAGATAAGATTCTGGCTTGACGCTGTGTACACGAGAAGCTCTTACTACTTTTCCGTCTACTTTTATAAAGTAATCGGTACTTGTAGTATGATAGCCGTTATTTTCATTTAATACATTTTCGTTGCTCCACGCATATTTTTCCAAAATCATATCATAAGTCTCATTCTACTTCGACTTTTCTATGTATGTTTCTGGTTCGATATAAGGTTTACGTGGGCCGTTGCCTTCTTCTGGTTGTTGTGGAGGAGGTGGTGGTGGCTATACAGGTCTCGTTATAGGTCCAGCAACACTGTTCAAAGTTGCACCTAAAGACTCTCTTAAACCTGCAGCAGCCAATGCGGCACGGTCTATAAGACCCTCTTCCGTTAACGGTAATCTGTCTCCCGTAACAGTATTCCAAGTTTCTACAAATATTTTACGCTCTTCTCTTTTAGAATCTTCTAAAGTTTCTACTTTTTGTGCAGCGCCAAATGGAATAGAATTGAAATCTTCGGTTTCCCAAACTTTTCCAAGTCCGTCCATATATTCGCCTTTGGCTAATCGTCGAGACGGTTTTCCATTTTCGTCATATGTGATTACTACTTGATTTCCATTTTTGTCTAAAACAGGTCTGGACAATGTCGGTTTTATTTCAGGAGTCCACTCAGATGTTTCATTAAGATGTTCAGCTTTAAGGCCATCTTGATAGATCATTTCAATAGCATCTTCAAATTCGGCATCGTCGTCTTTTGCATCTTCTATAGCGTTTATTATACTTAAAGCATCGCCATCGGTGAATGTTGCATGTTTTAAATCATATAACGGACTCCATGAAGAATCTTCATCTGTCAAATCTCTGACTTCTCCGTCATCATTTATACGTTTTAATTTTCCAGTAATAGCCTCCAAATCAGAGTACGAAGATCTATATTCTACATCAGCTTTTATTTGATCTAAATAAGCCTCTTTTAATTCGTCATGGTCTTTCTAATCAATTACAAAGTAATCTTCTACGTCTTTTAACGTATTTATTTTTTTATCTTTGTTTATATAATAGCTATAACCTCCACCAACACTTATACCAAACGAATCTGAAATATACTGACATCTAGATTTCTAATAATCTATTTGTTTATTTATTGTTTTTAATATATCTTTAAGACCTCTTCTTGTTTTAAAGTTTGGGTTGTTTTTATTAGCCTCTAGTGCAGTTTCTATTTCGTCTCTATACTATAATAGCGCAGCAAGTCTTGCTACATCCGACTTCATTCTAAATTCTGAAGTGCCTTCTTGAGAATCTACCTAGCCTTCTCTCTGTAAGTCGTATTCATCATGAAGCTGATAAAATTCTTCTTTAGAAGAATGCTGTTCAGCCATTTCTCGCTGAGATGAAGCGACTCGATCATTAATGGTATTAGTGCGTACAGCATTTTCAGTTTGTAGTACTTCTCTATCAGCTTGCTGTTTTTCTTCATTTTTTTCTTCAAGCCTATCTGATAATATAGCTTTTAAAGCTACAAAATCGTGATAATCCGAATTTGATTTCCAAGTACTAGGATTAGAAAGTGATCTTACATTTATTCCCTACTTTTCAGCTTGTAGTTTTGTAATCGGACTGTTAGCTATTGCTAATAGCTGTTTATAACGCTCTTCTTGCCTATCAATAAGTTCTGGAGCAATACCCCAATCACCAGTAGCGTCCTTATGTTTTTGATTTTCTTGACGAAGCGTTTCAAACGAATTAAGAACCTGATTTGCATTAGGAGAGGTGAGACTGTTTTTTAACCAATTTCTATATTGGTCGTATTGTGAATGAAATTGTAACTTTTCAGAAAATGCTTGCTGTAAAAGAATTTCATTTGCTGTTTTTTCTTGTAAATAAGGAAAGGCATTAGTGGCAACAGTCATTGTACCAGTATGTTGCCATCCTCCAAGCATACCACCTTTGATGTTTTGAAGAAGTTCTTGATCCTTCAACGTCATTATTCCAAGTCCGTCGAGTGGAATTCCTAGCATGTATGCTCCAGAACGCAAACCGTTGACTGCATCAGTTACGGCTGTGTCTATAAAGTCCATTTTTTCAGTAGGTAAATTTCCAGATTTAAAATCTTGGGCATTTAAGTACTGTTTACCTTCTTCAATTCCTTCACTAATTCCAGACTTAATTAATCTTCCGCCAATTCCTTTTAAATATTTAGAATTAGTATTTTTATTTAAAGCACGTCTTGCCTAAACCTCATAAGGATCTATATCGTTTGCAGCCCTTCCGAGATTATCTAATCTTTTTTTGATCGATTCGCCAAGTTTGCCTAATTTTTCCTCGTATTTAGGAGTAACTATATTTTTTACCCATCGCATGCCGGCTTTTCCGCCAGCTAATACTGGAGCAACTGCAGCACCGCCAACCGGACTTACTAAGCTTGTATATTCGTATGCAGACGCTACATCCTAACCATATCTACTCCTAAGAGCTTCTCTAACTTTTGGATTGCGAATAGCCTTTTTATATGCCTTCGTTCCTTTTATCATTTTGCCAAATCTTGACATCATTCCAATTGGAACACTTTGCAATGCCGCATCTACAGCAGCATCCCACGTTGTAGCTGCCATGTCTTGATTAAACAAGTTCTCTACATTAGGCACAGCTTTAGTAATTTCTTGCAAACGCTTTTGATTAATTACTTTTCCTGACAAAACGTCTGTGATTTCTTTATCCGTCAATCCGGTTTTTTGTTTAATTACTTCTAAAGCGTTTTCAGAAACCTCTGCCATATTTTCAGATATTCCTGCTCCGTAGTTCATTTGATAGTTGAGACCGGCCCCGAGTCCAACCATAGCAGCTTGTCCTATTGCAGACATACCTCCAGAAAGATATGCTGCAGCTATAGACGCAGCCATGCCTGGAATTTGTTTTGTAATAGAACTTGCAGATCCGCCCATAATACCCGGCATCTTATACATATAAGTGTCCGGATTAAGAAATTCAATTTTAGAATCCTTTTCTTTTTTCAGAAAATAAGGAGTTATCTTATTTTCATGATATTTTGCTTCAGCTTCGTTTTCAGCTATAATGGAGTTCCACTCTTTATTTAAAGTGTCGTATGCAGATTGCGCGAGTTTTAGATTTTTTCTAGTCCTTTCTCGCTCACTATTTATGCTAAGGTTTGATAAGAATCTTCTAGCATCGTTTAACATGTTATGCGACGCTGTCTGTTTTCCTAAAATACCCAAACCTTCGGATCCATATATACCGTTTCCTGCCATCAAATCATCATAGGCTCTACCTATTTCCGACTGATTTGTTAACGATTCTAGTCTATCTCTACTACCTTTTAAAGAATCAAATTCCTGCTTTGCAAGCGCACGCTGTTGTATTAATTTTCTTATTTCAAGATTTAGAGAATTAGCTTGCTTAGATGTAAGCTTTTGATTTCCAAGCTGCTTTAATTCTTCTATTCTATTGTTTAGATAATCTATCTCATCAAGTTTATCTAAAGATGTTAAATAATCTTGAATAAGTACTTTGTCTTGTGCGGCAAGTATTTGATAGCCTTTCGCATCTTGCGCTTGGAGATTGTTATATTCTTTAAAAAACCCATTCCAAGCATCTTTACTCCAATCTGAAATACCATAATCTATAGGTTGGTCTTTATCTGAATGAGTGGCTATATTATATAAACCTTCACCTACATTTATAGCATCTTTTGAAAGTTCGTACAAATCTTTGGCAAGCATTACCGGCATTGTAGTCGGATTTATACGTAATAGTTTGTCTACTAATCCAGTATCACTTGCTGCATAATCTAATACTTTTCGCTATTCGGCATCCTGTTCGCTCCTTCTACGTCTGTAAGGAGCGTTTTCAGAATCGATTCGGTCATATACATTCCGAACGTGCGCTTCTCGCGCTTCGCTTTCCACAAACATTTGCGGGGTATTTCTAAGAATTTCATACCCCGCAGCAGCTTGCGGATCGTAATAGCCTTTTTTCTTAGTCTATTTTTTAGGCATAATCGATTTCTTTTTTTTGTTATTTTATTTATTTAGTAACAAATTCTCTTGCTTGACGAGTAGTTCTAAGGTCTTTAGCATGTGTTACACCACCGGTTCGTTTATCAGACTGTGTATTTATATTAGCCCATCCTGGTCCATGCTCATATCTAGTAATAATTGGAATATCTATTCCCTCCGAGTGTCTTGTTATACCAAAAGCACTAAGTTCTTGATTTGTATATTTTTCTAGTGCCTTTACAACATTAGAATCATTACTAAATGTAGCTACTTCTTCTATGGTATTATTGGTTTTATTATTTATAATTCCAGATCCATATATTCTGCCAGCTTTATTGGCTTTTGTCACTGTATATTTTTGACCCTTTATCGCTCTAGATACAGTTTTTGGCAAAGAATTATATCTATACGTACGACTTCCAGTAAGCTGTGCTACTACCAATGCTTTAAAATCTCTATCCGGAGTCATTTTTCCTATAGCATTACCTTCTTTATCAGAAGAATAATGTAATGCAGAAGCGATATCAGTCTTTTGTTGATCAGAGAGTGATCCAGTAGTATTATATCTTTCGTATATGTCGTTACTTCTACGATAAAGTTGATCTTCGGTCTGGGTCTTAAAATTAGCACGGCCTTGGGTAGTCATCCGATCTGCAACATATTGTTCAGGAGATTTAGAATAGTTTTCCATACGATATGTAAATTTCTATTTCCAATTAATGAAATTCTAATCTCGTTTACCATTAGCCGATCTTATATAGTTTCTAGCATCTTCGAGTTCTTTTTTCTGACGTGTTGAAAGGTTTTTAGAAGAACCATATTTTTGAACAGTCCTGTACGCTTTTCCGTATTTAGTAGCAATCTTTTTATCATTACTATTAAGTTTGTTATATGCAGAAACTTGTTGATTCCATGCAGCATTTTGCTTATTTTTATACGAAGAAACGTCTTTTGAAATATTCTCTTCTCTCTTCATCAACCTGCTTACTAATTGTTCGTCTGCAGATCCTTGCGGTATAATATCATTCGGATTCATAGTACCGTTGCCAGTATAACCTCCTCCAGAACCATTTCCACTTTGGTTGCCTATACTTAAAGAATCATAATAATTGTCCACGGCCTTATTTGCAGCATGTGTCTTTCTATCTTCCTCACCCTTTACATGTTCCAAAAGTATTTTATCTCTAGTTTCTTGGTCTTGTAATGCAAATTCGTCTGCTTTAGATGTCGGACGTTTTAAATATTCTGGAACTGATTTTACAGCATTATATAAGAATCTATTCATTACGTCTTCCTCAGACGGTACATAATCTGGATTGTTGCTTTCTCTAACTAGATCCTTTCGGGCCTAATCATAATAAAAGTCGTATATTGGATTTCCAACTAATCCTGGTATATTCTTTATAATAGGGTTTCTCAACATGTCTTCAGAAACCCCAATGTATCTTCTACGTGCGTCATACGGCATTCCAAATGCTAATACTTCGTCTTTTGAAAGCTCTCCTGGATCAGTATCATCTACAATAGGTGCTACAAAATCGTGCAATGTCTGATAAGTAAGTGGTGATATTCTTTTCCATGGTCCCATTGTAGCAGTATCCCATTCGTCAAAGTCTGGTAACCCTTGCCTTTCAAGATCCCAATGCTCTAATTCAGGGCTATACTTCCCAGCTTTCTAAAGATCTGCCATATTCTTAAGGTACTATTCTCCTTGCTTAGCAGCTGCTCGTATTTCTGCAAGTTTTCCATAAGGAATATTTCTAAGCGTGCTTGTAAGTAAAGCTCTACCTTCTGGAGATCTAGTTAAGTCTATTCCTTGTGAAGCGGCATCTTGCATTAACTTCAACACAGGTTCTGTTGTATGGTTATACCAATAATTGTTATCTTTAGCAAAAGGACTGTAAAAGTCTCCATATAACTTTAGGAACTCCTTTTGTTCATCTCGGGCTTGAATATACTATTCTCTTGCGGCATCAAGAGCTAATTTCATCATGCCAGAATCATATAAGTCTACGGTAGGCAATGCTACCGGCTCATCTTGTCCATATATCATCTTTTACCTCCTTTTCTATCTTTACCTCGATTCCATCCTCGTTCGTTTGCATACGGCCACCACAACGCTCCCTTAGTTCTCGGATCTCCTATATAATAATATGATGGATTTGGATCCTGATATGGAGTTGCTGATGCGTATGGAACCATTTTATTAGTAACCTAATAGGGTACCGCATATCTAAATGGTCCAACATTCTATGGATTCCAAATACTGGTTCTACTCTATGCAGGCGCTACTTGTGTCTACGTAGTTTTTACAGGTGTAGATGTTGTAGTCGTAGGTGTTGTAGGATTGTTAGAATTACCTTTAAGGGCATTTAAAGTTGCAATGAATCTCTTTTGTTCGTTAGCTAATTGTTGATCATATTGATTCAAAGCATAGCCGCCGAATCTATATTTAAACTCATTCTGATATGCATTCTGAACTTGTGCTACAGTATCTGCAATACTCTGTTCAATACCCTTAACTTTACGACCATGTGCTGCTACGTAATCTTGCCAATCGTGCTGATATGCGTTTTGTCTACGTGTAGCATCTTCGGTTCCAAACTTACCTAATGCAGATGCATAATCGTTCCTAAGATTTGCATTTTTAAGTTCTGCATCAGCATATATGTTAGCCATATTTTGAACATTACCGAGAGTAGTTGCAATTCTACCAAGATATCTCTGACCTCCAGTAAGTCCTCCTTGTTGCATCAATTGGAAGTTTCCTCTGCGTTCTGCATCTTGTGCAGCTCTAACTGAAGCATACGGACTAACTCTATTCTGAGCCATAATCTACAAAGCTCTATTCTCATTGTAGTTTGGAGAATATGTACTGTGATACTAAATAGGATTGTGCATCCACCAATTAAGCCTACCTAAAGCTGCAGCACTTCCTATAATACCTGGAATCATTCTCTATGCCCAAGGAATTCTCCAAGTTATAGAATTATCTTTTTTACCATCTTTAAACCCAGGCATGTTTTTTCCACAATTATATTCTGCTGCCATATTGTTTTCTATATCGTGTTGCTAAGCTTGTCTGTCTGTTATCTGTTGCATCTGCTGCATTAATTTTTCTTTTTCCGCTTGTGTAACTTTAGCCGTAGCCTTACTCAACGAACTAAGGTGTCCATACTTATCTCTATGCTTTTCAGACTTATTAATCTTTTCTATAATTGCAGTCATTGGAGCAATCTAATCAGAGAATTTAACTCCATTAGTCCAGTCTACATCGTTACCTGCAATAACATTATCGTCGTCTGGGGATACAGAGCTTGGCTGATTATCTACGCCTCTCGTCCCTTTATCAACCAAAGTAGCTTTACCTTGATCGTAATTTATAATACTTTCTCCTTTACCTACCCAACTTTGCTATAATCCTTGCTACAGACCGTCAGGTGTCCATATTTTTTTCATAATCTATTATACTTTGGTTGTTTTAAATCTTTACCTCTGTTGGCGTATATTATATCGTCTTGTGTATTAGAATGCTGTAATGCCCAGTTTTGCTCCATTGCGCTAGACATTGCCGATGTTCTATTAAACATGTTAGTTCTTTGAGCTAATAGATTTGCATTAATCATCTTTTCTTTAAGTTTACGCTTTCTTCTGGCACTTCCAAATATTCCGGTTATACCGCCAATAATAGCTCCACCTACTGCTCCGATAGCGGTACCTGCTCCCGGAAATATACTTCCTATTGTACCACCCAAAGCTGCTCCAGATGCGGCTGTAGACAAAGTGTTAGATGTATTTTCAGCTTTCAACTATTCTAACTAAGCCTCAGAATTTATACTATTTTGAGTTTCATATCCAACTCCCATTACAGTACCTGTATCGTTACCGGCATCTGACAACAATTCCTTTTCGCTTTTAACTGGTCCAAATGACTTTAATACATCTCCTGTGAATTGCATTCCTTGCTGTAATATTTGCGGAGCTGCAGAAGCAATCTGTTGGCCACGCTGACCTTGTTGTTTCCGTTCTAGATGATCATTTGTTCTAGGAGTTATTGTGCCGGGATTTTTTACATACAAAGGGGACGCCTTGTCATTATAATTCATTTGTCTTTGCCAAAACGGTTGAAAATTAACATTTGTATTTGGTACTATAGCGTTTTGTACTGTAGTTGGTAATTCAGACTTACCCGGATCAAATTTAGGTAAACTATTGATTATCTTTTTTCTCTATCTCAGCTCCATGATGTTCTAAATTTAGTTATTATATAAGATATAGAAGCATCACAGTTCGGGGCAGTATCTTCTATACTACATACCATGTATTTGCCTCTTATTCTATTTCCGTAAGACGCGTCACCAGCTCTAGGTATTGCGTATCTGTAATTGCCTTCTCTAAGTGTCATGTTTAACTCACCGCTTTGAGATTCGTTAAGTTCGGTTTTCCATGTATAATTATGATTAGCTGTGAAATAAGATTTATCATCTTTATAAGGCTTATCTTCAGCGTTTTCAATTCCACTACCACCGAGAATGTTTACAGTTACGATTTCTTGATTATCAAACGTCTTAGTCGTCAGTACATTTTTATTAACTACATATTGTAAATATGCGGACATTATTTTACCATCTGTATTTTTTGACTTACTTGAAGCATCATACAAACCTACCTTCATTACGTCTCCATTTTCATGTAGAGATACCAAATAATCTTTATCTGAAAACTCTACAGCATCTTCATAATCAAATGTGTATAACGACGTAAATGCTTGTAAAAACTCACTATATGCAATCTGATTCTTATCAGTTAATGCATTTGTTATAGCCTCGTTATACTTATGATTGAAGAACATCGTAGGCGTAGTAGTCGCAGAATCCTTTGAATATAAGGCGTTTTGTACGCGTTTTGTTTTACCCAACTCTTCAACCGTTTGACCAGATCTGTAAGCAAATATTTGCTTCATTTTATCATTCCACCAATATAGAGTGGTGTCAGAATTAGCTTTTACAAACTGATCTTTAGACATTCCTGATGTTTTGTCGATATAATCATATCTGTCAAGAATTCCTCCTGTTCCAAGTATCAACGGCGTATTGTTGTCCGTAGAAACTACAGCTCTTTCATTTACACTAAGTACACCAACAGCATCAGTTTGCCAGAATATTAACTAGTTGTTAAACGATTTAAGATCTGTAATAGGTCCGTATTTACTATCAACGTCTATAAAGT